GAGATAGTTGTAGGGGGGCATTGTCTACCCCCCCCCCGATTTTTTCCGGACTTAGCAGGCAGGGTGTTGTACTCCGCTCCTTCGTCCGCGCCGAACTTGTGTTGTCTGGCATCCCCGTTGCAGATGAAATCGAACATTTGCTCTAACTCGTATTTCGCCTGCTCGTAGGTCGTGTAGTGGGCCAGATGCTTGGTGTTCTTCGCCCCGGAGAGCGCCACTATCTGCCAACTGCTTATAGCGCTCTCCGGGGCGTCTGCCAGATCGGCGGTGGACATCATGGGTTCGATGTCGAAGCCGCTGTACTTGGAGATGTCAATGAACCCGCTGCGCTCCTGGTTGCGGAGGTACTTCCCCTCGTATTGCATCGAAGCCATTCAAGGGGTCTCCTACTCCCCCTGAAAGGGGTCAACCTCAATTGCCGGAGCAGGAGCAGCCTTGGCAAAAGCGCTCGCGTTGAGACGGTCGTAGGCTTCCGCGTAATCGGCGGCGGTGGAGTTCTTCGGATCGGGCGCGTCGCCGTTGGGGTACAGGAGAGCTTTGAGTTCGGCGAAGTCCTCTTTGGTCTTGTAGCCGCGTTTGTTGGCTTCCCCCTTGAACGCATCCACCCACTTCTGCATTTCCGCCCGTTGTAATGTGGCTTCCGCTTCCCGCGCGGCAATCGCCTCCGCATCCGCCGCGGACGTTTCCGCCTCTGGCGGGGTGACCAGTTCCAGCGGCGCGGCGGACTGTTGCGGGACGTAACCCGTCGCCGGTTCCAGCGGCTCGAAGTTGATGGCCTCCTCCGGCGTGTAAATCCCGATGATCACACCCGGCAGGACAGCCCGGACGCCTTCACTGACAACACGCGCGGCGAGCATCTGACCGGGATGCTTGCGCCAGGTGTCCTTGTTCGTCAGTCCCGCGCGGGTCGCTCTCGCCATGTCCCAGACGATGGTCACGCGCCCGCCCGCCGGATGGTCAAAGGTGGCGGCGGCACGCTGGTCGGTGCGCTCTTCCCACTGCACGCGCCCGCCGGCTGCCTGGAATTCGGCGAGCATGGCATCAGCCTTCATCGTGGGCCGGTTGTTGATAACGTGGTATCGCTCCATGGCCGCCATCGGGTGAAGCCCTTTGGCTTGGCAGAGGAGCATCAGGGCGAAGGCTTGGGCCTCGGTCTTTATCTCGCCGAACAGACGGCTTTCCACCGCCACTTGCGCCATGCGCTCCACTGCCTGCACGGTATGGAGCGCGGCGGCAGTCAGTTGGTTGTTGGTAGCGGCAATCAGTTCCATCCCGCCGGAAGTCTTTGTCGTCACAGTTAATGTCTCCTGAAAAGTTCGTCTAATCGAAACGCAATGGCAAGCATCGCCGCGCAGAGGATGGTAGGAACCATGGGGTGGCTTGCTTCCGCCGTCCCCACGAGAAACAGACCGAGAATCATCACCCACATCCAACGCAGGTCCTCGGTCATCGGCCTATCCTCCGGCGGTCACCAATGGTTTCCGCGGTCTCGTCGTAGGCTGGCGCGTACTCGTCATCAAAAGGAAGCTGCAACGCCCCTGGGTTGTCGGCATTGCCCACCAGGACCTTGGCGGCGAGTTCTTGCGCCTTGGGGACGCGCCATCCCTTCTCTGCCGGACTCCATACCCCGCCCAGAGCTTTCAGTTGGTCCTTAACGGGGTAGGTGTCGCCGGTTATCAGCACGGTCGCTGCCGCCTGCGGGGAGTTGCGCTCCTGCTCGGCGATGATGGTCCGGGCGCGGGCGATGGCGTTATACCAACTCTGCCGGTCATTCAGGCGGTGGGTCTCGTATATCTCCGTCTGAAGATCCCGCGGGACAAGTCGCCAATGCGCAGGACAGAACGCCAGATGCTTGCTGATCTGCGCGGTGCAGGTGGTCATCAGGCATTCGTGGGTGTCAGGCATGACCGTCCTCCCCTCTCGCCTTTGCAAGCGCCGCACGGGCTCGCGACAGCGTTTCGATACAGGCCCGTTCGGTATTGGGAAAACCTTGGAAGTGGTAGAAACCCAAAATGTGGGCCAATAAGCCTGTCGCGTTATCTAGTGCTGCGTATATTTCCGGTGAAGCCCCAATTATCGCCCGGTCTGCCGCGTTCTTGATACCACCGCCATAACAACTCAGAACCCATTCACCGGCAGGGCTGGTCAATCGGATAGTGTCGTAACTCTGGCTCCATTCCCAGGGTCCTGGTGTGAAAGCCGGTTCGTGGGAGGAAGTCTGACTTTTGGCAGGAATGGATACCATGCCATCGGTGGCAGTCCGCCCCTTGTGGGATTCGGGTAGGGTTGGCATTAGCGATAACCCTCCTTGCGGAAATTGATAGCGGACTGCGCCGCGTGCTGTTCGGTACGAGCAACGCGGCAGGCTTTGCGCGCGTCCTGCAACTGCCCGGTCAGGCTGGTGACATCCTCCTCCGCGCGGCGGCGCTGGTGCTTCTCGGTCATCAGTTCCCGGCGGAGGCCGTCGCGCTCTCCAGCCAGGGCGAGAATCTGCCCGTCCTTCTGCGCGAGTTGCTTGCGCAGGTGGGTTATCTCGTCTTCGGGGTCATACAGCGCTGGCATGGCGGGCCTCCTCTTCAGCAGGAGTAACCCCGCCGTAGGCTTTCCCGCAGAACGGACAAAACTCTGCTACAATCAGCGGAGGGGTGGGCGTGAACAGGGACGGCCCTGTCGGATAGGTGTTGATAACAACCCGTTGCGGACTTTCGCCGAGGGTAAACGTCGCGTCAATCCGGCGGAGGCTGTCTTTCAGGCGGGCGTTGTGCTGTTTGATGCAGTCACACATTAGCGGCCTCCAATTCCAGGGCTTGCGCGAGAGTGAGCGGGAAACTCGGCAGTTGAAGGGTGCGCAAGAGCGACGCATGGTAGCGGTCAATGGCGGTGATCGCCTGGACAACCGCCTGCCGCTTTGCCCGCCGTCCCCGGCAGGTTGCGGTCTCGCCCCGCTTGCCCGTCGCCGGGTACTGGGTGTCGAACCATACCGCCTGCCACCCGCCGCGTTGACCGGACGGGCGCAGGCGAATCGTAAAGCCGCGGTAGGGGCGCTCCATAGCCTCCGCGACTTTGGAGAAGGATGCTGTCATGCTGTCCCTCCCCACAGAATCTGTGGTAAACTGTTCATTGTTAGCACGAACCTTTCTTAGGCGCTCCGCTGGGTGGCACCCCGGCGGGGCGTTTTTGTTTGTGTGCCAGGGCAGGACTGCAATCCCGCCCCGGCGTTTGACCGGGTGTTCCCCGGTCGTTTGGGTTTCCCGCCGCGTGAACCGGTGAAAACCACAATCGAACAACTGAGGAGAGCCGCGAGCCGCAGGGCCATCGTGTAGTTCCGAACGGGGTAGCCCTGATCGTAATGGCGGACGGTGGAAACAGCGCGCCGTATCCGGGCCGCCAGTCTCACCAGTCCCTCCGGGCCGCCGTAGCCCGCCGCCTCGCGAGCCACCCGAAACGCCGAAGGTTTTTTCGTATCCGCCACTGCTGACTGTCTCCTGAAAGTGTTAGCAACCCGCCCGCACCGGCTACCGGCAAAGCCTCGGAAAGAGATGGCGCTGAGTACGCGAGCGGGTTGCTGATCCAATATTAACTCATAGTTAATATCGTGTCAAGTAGAAAATTAACTATGACTGAACACTTTCGACTTTCCCTGCTTGCCGCCGGGTTTCCTTTGCAGCTTCGGAGACAGTCTGAAGGTCGCACCCTATAATGTCGGCGTAGGCCTGAAGAGTGGTGAGGCGGGTGGAGCCGTCCCTCTCAATCTTGTACAAAGCGGTGTACGAGATATTGAGACGCCTGGAAAGATCGACAGGCGTAACCCCTTTGCTTTTGCGTAACTCTTTCAGCGTCATATTCATAAGTTTATATTAACCCATAATGAATATTGATGCAATGCGGGTTTCACCACATGTTCATTCAAAATTACAATTGCAGTAGTAACTAAAAGTTAATACAATGTGTATAACGTTGCGGAAAGGAAGTACGCCCGGATATGTTGACGCTTTCTCGGCCCGCTCCAGTTGTAGGTTTAGAGAGGATTCCGCCCTTTATGGCGACCTCGTTCGGTCAATGGCTTAAAGAGCAGTTGGAGCGACGCGGACTGTCTCAAAGGCAGTTAGCACTCGCTGTAAATAAAACACCTTCACATATATCGCAGGTCATAAATGACCGCGGCGGATTGTCACCTGACCTGGTGAACGAAATCGCCGATGTATTGGAAGTGCCACGCAAAGCAGCTTTGCAAGCGTGGATAGATTCGCAGTCTGGCGAAGGCGAAGAACTCACCCGCGAGCCAGTTGACCCGGATCTGGCGAGAATCAACGAGTTGTGGCGCGACGGCAAGATTTCCGAGCGAGACAAGAAAGTGATGCTCTTGCTTGCCGCCCAGAACGAGGAAGACGAGCGGCAGGACTCCATCGGTAAGACTCCAAGCAATTAACTTTCACAGATAGATGTAGAGAAAAGCCGCACGCTAGATGTGGCAAACATGTGTTTTAACGGACAAGTCAGGAGACGCGGAAGGAATGGACCTGCCGCTACAGCGCAAAGCGAGAAAACCCCGCAGGAAAGAGAGACCGGGCAAAAACCCGCTAAAGGTGAGGGACCATGAACTTCAAGCGCAGTTTATCGCCAGAAGGCTTCGGGTTTTGGCTGAGGGCGAGATAGGCGACCCGGAAACCTGGCAGAGCCTCGCGCGTCGCCTCCGGGTGAGATACGTCCGGGCCGACTGCATGACAGGCATTTACTCCCGACCCGGATGGGATTCGTACCGAGCATCTATCGCAATTAGCATTTACGCCTCAGACGATCAAGAGTGCCGTTATGCTGTCCACGAATTAGCACACCATCTGACATATGAGTCTCAGGGGTACTTCTTCGCGGAGGAAACGATTGTGCATCGCTATGACGATGAAAACGGAGGTATCGGGCATCGCATTGCCTGCCGGGTGGAAAGGTTGGTGTTGGGTTGAAGCCGATGCAAGTGATAGGTGTGGCAATCGTCCTTTTGTTGGTCGCCTTGCTGTTTTTCAGCATTGGTAGACAATCTCAGATTTCCACACCCTCCGTCCAGGTGGCGGGGCGCCCACCGGTACCAGCTTCTGCTACGCCTCCGCCATTTCAACCCAATAGAAACACACAGGCTGTCCGAGCATATTTAACAGCCGCTCTGGTACTACTCGATGGCGTTGAAGACAGCATCAATGCGTTGGAGAGAACGACAGCAGAAGGTCGGCAGAATATCGCGATGTTTCAAAATCCCGAATACAAAAATTCATGGGCAGTCAAAGCAGCTTTGTCTTGCACAGTTATTAAAAATTTCGGAAAAACGACATTTGAAATCACAGATGTCCCCCCGGAATGCTATGACATGCACCGCCTCTTGGTTTCCATCGGTCGCAAATCGGTGGTGTTCGCGGAAATATTTGTCGGCGACGTTTTATTTATTCTAACCCAAGGCTCGCAACAGGTAGCTAATGATGCAATGGAATTGCGGGCTGAAATCCAACGGTTTCGCCAATACGCAGGACGGCAGGTGACACAATGAACCTCGTCTATACCATCTTTCTAACCGCCGGGTGGACCTGGTTCGCCATGGCGCTGACCTGTCCCCGCTCCATCGCTCGCCGCCAGTTGGGGGATCTGGGAGGATATGCCATGCGGTTGTTGGGACTCAACAAACAACCCTAAAACCCAGGGGAGGCTTTTTATATCTCCTCCCCACGTCTAAAAACCGCCGTTTTCGTAGCGGGTCTAAGGGTCTCCACCTCTCAAAACGAGAGGGAAACGCCGCTCCTTGCTTTCAAGGAGGAGATCACGGGTTCGAATCCCGTCCGGGCTATAACTTGATTGATAACTGCAATTATTAATCAATGTTGACAAGGAAAAAGACCCTCCCCGCCGCGTGAACGGTGCCTGAAATCCTATTTGGAGGCACTGTTTTGAATCTTACATCTCCTCCTCAGGGTCAAACCGTGGCCCGGAGAATCGTCCAAAAACGGCGTGTCGCCGCGCCAACTTCCAAGCCCGCCATTATCGCCGAACGCCGCGACTTCCTGCTGGCGGCGCGCGTCCCCTTCCTCGTCCGGTCGTGGGCGGTGGATATGGAATCCGCGAACCGCTCCGATCGCTACATTGGCAATGTCACCGAGATCCTGGAAAAGTGGATTTGGTGGGCAGGGCATAATCAGTGCGAGCGTTTCGACACCAACAGTCTGCGCGGGTTCCTGCGCTACGTCCAGACCGGTCACCAGTTGCCGGAGGGTCGCTGGGGCGAACCGGGGCAGACGCGGCAGGATCATCTGGGGAAACCTGGCTATCCCATCAACCAGCGATACTCTCCCGTGGCGGACAGCACCGTTCTGGACTACTACCGCCGTATCCGCGGGTGGTGTTCCTGGCTCGTCAAACAGGACTATCTGGAATACTCACCGATTGATCGCGTAACCCAACCCCTGGCCCGCTCTAAGCCTCAGTTCAATGTCTTCTCGGAGGATGAGGTACGCAGGATGGAGGCGGCGGCCCGGAAGAGTAAAACCGCCGCGCGGGACACCGCGCTGGTGCTGTTCCTGGTGGACACCGGCCTGCGGGCGGAGGAAGTAACCACCCTCACCTGGAGCCAGGTCAATATGGACAAGGACGAAGCGACATTCCAGGGGAAGGGCGACAAGACGCGCACTGTCTGGTGGAGTCGGGAGGTGGGGAGAGCGCTGTATGCCTGGAGGTCTGAGTGGGAACTGCCGGAGGGAACCAACGGCCCGGTCTTCCCCTCCCTCGCGAATCGGGCGCACGGGGGCACCATGGACCGCGGCGGCCTGAGGCATCTCCTGGCCCGTCTGGGGCGTGTTGCAAAGGTGGAGAGGTGCAACCCTCACACGTTCCGCCACACCTGTGCAACGATGCGCGCGCTGTCTGGCATGGAGCCGTTCGTCTTGAAGGAGTTCCTGGGACACGAGAGCATTGAGACGACCATGAAGTACATCAAGTTCGTTAGGGCCGATCTGTCGGCGAGCAGCAGGAAGCACAGCCCGGTGGCGATGCTAAGGCGGAAACGGTAGTTGAGAGGATGGGGATTATTCGGCGCCGAATAATCCCGCCTAACACAGGCGGCATAGCCCGGTGGGATCATTATACAATAGGGAAAAGTGACTGGTGCCCGGAACAAAATTTGGAAACGGGAATCAAATATTCCAATCACTGAACTCTGCCACAACCTTTCTCCAGGGTCTCACCCAGTTCAGCCCGTTATTTTCGTCTTCATCCATACGGATTTTTCTGGTAATCAGCCGCGTCCACTTTTCTTCGGCGTGCAAAAGCAACGTTTGAACATCCAGCCCCTCGTTTACAATTCGATTCTCGATTTGTGCAAACCAGTACAAATATTGGCACCAGCCTAGCCGAACCCAGCTGGGGCGTTGTTTCCCAATTGGTGGCGGGTTCGAAATTAGACTTAGAATAACCGGCGAATACGGATTATCGCCTAAATCGCCAAGCAAACGTTGCCTGGAAAGACGCAACACATCCGGTTCACGCAGAAAGGCCAAAAGTGATTCTTCGGTCCAATACGGTTTCATCCCTTTTGATTTTCCGCCACCGGTGTACCGTTTTGGATCATAACGCCTTGACGTCCAATGCTTACCTGTTGCACAAACGCTGGCCCCTGCGTACTTCCATAGCACAATGTCGGATGACGTGCGGCTAACGATCACACGGAATCCGGCGCCCTCAAGGAGACTGATTAACTTCATCACGCCCAGTAGGTCATCGCTCTGATTCAGTTCGCGTCGTGAAGGCGTATTACCCACGAGAACTAGATATATTTCTTTTGAATCCGTGCGCGACAGTATAGACGCAATTTGCTCCGATCTACCGCCCTGCGCAATATCAGGTAAACTAATGACCGCTGTTTGAATCACCTGAACATGGGAGCCTGATAGCTGGTTCGTTAAGAACCCACAGATGAAGACCGATAAGTCGTAAAAACTATCGTGGTAATGTTTTGGCACATCTATAGGCGAACAGACTTTGTTGATGCCAAGGTTCAGGCATAAGTCAGCCAATCGCTGGCTTAATTGGTACCACCAAGTCTCGCTCCCTCGGTCACCACTTTCAAGTGCTGGTGGGAAATACGGCCATTGAGGTAAGTAACCGCTACGATTACCAGGACAATACAGTTCAGGGTCAAAAATCAAGTCAAAATCAGGTTTGCCATATAACTGACTGATGTCTTTCTCGATTTCTTCCCGCTCGCCATTAAAAGGGCTGAGGATTGCTCCTTTGAATTGGGCCAAGTGAGGTTCTTGTATGAGGCTCAAACTCTGGTGGCCCATCTGATAGTACACAGCCATTGTGCGACATCCTTTGACGGTAAAGTTACATCAACAATGAGAGGTTTCATTTCCAATCATTTAACAGTTCATGTGGTCGCGTGTATCGCCGAACAGGCCACGAGGCAACCATTTTATAGAGAACCTTCAAATTTGAGGCGGAACAGGCGTTCGCAAAACGACGGGATACGACATGCTTCGATCCGACTTTTCTTACAACATCGTCTTGTGTATCATTCGGCTCGCTATAAGGGTGAAAACCGAATATACAAAACGAAAATAGAACCCCCAACGCGAACTGGTCGGTTCTCCAGTCGATCATGCTTGTGTCATTGTTGAGTTGTTCTGGTGCTGAGTAGAACGCAGTACCTGGCCCCCTCGATTGCCCTGAAGCGGTCAGCGAGTACTGGGACAAATCGCGCACAAGACCAAAGTCTACAATAACTGGGGTGATGTTATCAGGACGGAACATTACATTTTCCGGTTTTAGATCCCGATGAACAATCTTCTTTTCAGCCATCTGAGCTATCGCCGGAATAAGTTGGTGACCAAGAGCTAGAAGTTCATCTCGCGTCATCAAGCTGCGGCGTAGTCGAGCTGTGAGTGTCCCACCCGATAAAAACTCCTCTATCAGATAGAGGTACGATTGGCCGCTATAGTCGAACACTCCAGACGAATGCAACCGAGCAAGGTTATCATGGGCGCAAAGCGCCATTGCTGCAATCTCCCGATCAGTTCTCTCTGACCTTGATTTCGTTGGATCAAAGATTTTCAAGGCGAAAGACTCACCTTGAGCGTCCTTAATATGGAACGTTTCTTTGTATGCTCCTGCTGCTTTATAGCCGAGGAATTGAAACTGGAGACTACGACAAACCTCTGTTGCAACCTGCTCGAATTGTGGCATTCTGAGTGTCTCCTGACGAGAAAAACTTTGCTTCGTCCGACAACCAAGGCTGAAGTGGTTCTACCAGCGGCGCTTCATAAAGAACAACCACCTTATCGTCTTTAATGAAACAGATGCCCACTTCCCGGACTTCGAATTCCCACACGAAGCGAAATGCGGCGACGGCAATATTTTCAGGCACGACTATGTATGACCGATGGGCAAAACAGGTGTTGCGGTAAGCCTGTTGGAGCGCCTTGCGCCATTTGGTCAGTTTCGCTTCAAAGGCAATAACGGTATCATCATCGGCCACGACGACCACATCGGTACGACCGTTGGTATGGTCGAACTGCTCGGAAATACTAACAGTACTCCACTCTGCAGGAAACTGGTTCAAACATCCTATAAAATCATCTACTAGCGCTTGTTCGTTATTATACGCCATATTCGTCCCCCCGCGCTCAACATTCGACTACGTTGTACAACCGAATCGGTCTCGTGTCTAGGAAATCTATATATTCGTTGGGTTGGCTAAAATCTGGGGATGCAATAATCTTGCCCACAGTGGAGCGCTGTATATATCGACCAGTCCGACCACGCCTAGTAGACTGGTAAGGGTGCTGGTAGACGCCCAACACGCCCTTTTCCGCTTTTCCAGTATCCTACTAGTGGCTAACCAATTACCAATCTTCCTCCATATAGATGGTGAGAAAGGACCACTAATTTGGAATCTCAGTTTTATCCGGCTGGCAAAGCAACTCCAGAATCTGATGTACCACAATTCGTAAAGCAATGGGTCAAAGACCACCCAAACATCTACAAACTCTCTATCGATCAACAGTGGCGCCGCTTTGAACAGGGAGAAAACAAGAACTTAACCCCTCATGCCATCATGGAGGCTGGTTACATTCAGGAAGGCAGTTCCTGGGTGGCATTAGGGGAAATGCCTGGTACATTCAAGGGTAGCGGAGAAATCGTTTCCCTCGAGCGCATAGATGATGGCGCCACCATCTATTATGTGGGTCAAGCTCCGCAACGCGGTTTCATTCTCTGGTGCGAGATAAACCAGAGTTAGTTAAACCATAGGGGGTTGGAGTTTAATCCGCACGGAATAATTCCCACCCTAACACCGGCGGTAATTACAGGCGGGCCGCTCGCTCAAACTCTCCGCGCATTCCATTACCATCAAATAACCCCGGCCCTCAATGTAATAGAGATTGGACAGCAGACCGCCCCCGCACTGGGGGCACACCCCGCGAATCCATTTCGGGTCGGATAGTTTCACCGCCTGAAGTTGCTTGGTCTCCGCCTCTTCCAGCGACCGCGCGTAAATCGGCCCCTTCGCCATCGTGATAACTCCTGCAAACCCGTTTGCTACAGTTTACAGTTTTGCAATCCGCCAAAGCAAACTTTTGTTTTCTTTTGTGTCGGTTTCGCGGTAGAATTTGGGCAGGGAGAAAATCACGATGTGCCTCATGCAACCACGGGAGGAAGGCAGGCGGATGTCGAGAGTGCCAGACGATGGCGTCTACACGATAGCCCATCTGCGGAACGCGCTGGAGCGTGACGAGTGGGACATCCCGCAATACTGCCCGGAGGATGGCTATGGCCCGGAGGGGAACAACTTCGCCGTCTCCCCGATGGTGGACCGGGAAGAGCGGGAGTGGCAGGGAGTGCCTGTCATAGGAGCCAAAAGGTGAGCCGTCTGGTTAATCTGCCGGTCGAGGTTGAGGTCAATGCGGCGGGGGAACCCGTAGCCGTTCATGTACCTGGAAACCCGGAGCCTATCCCCGTGGACGACCTGGGCGAGCATTACGTTATGTGGGTAGGCGTCCTGCGGGGCGAACCACAGCGGGAAGTCTTCCAGGCGAAGTTCGGCGGCGCAATCGGCGAGCTGCACTGCCTGCGCAAGCATGGCGATAGGTCGAAACCCGGCGATTGGGTTATTCACCGCGGGATGGACTGACCCGTAATAGTACAATAGTTCTCCTTGACTGTTGCACACCCTTCAATTATCCTTGCATTCTCCGATAATTCGGGAGGGCCGAGGAGGAACCTTGTGGCGTGCGAACCAATGTGCTGTATTACGGCGATAACCTGCATGTTCTGCGGGAGCGTATCCCCAATGACTCGGTAGACCTGATTTATCTGGACCCGCCGTTTTCGTCGGCCCGCGATTACTTTGTCATCTTTAAGGATAGGACGGGTAAGGCAAGCGAGGCGCAGTCCGAGGCGTTCGGCGACACATGGGTGTGGGGTGAAGAGGCGGAGGCCGCGTACCGGGAACTCTGTGTCGGTTCGACCCATCACCGGGTTAATCCAGACCTTGCCGTTACCATACAAGCGTTCCGAACCTTCCTGCGCGAGTCGCCGATGATGGCCTATCTGGTCAGCATGGCGATACGACTTCACGAGATGAAACGGGTTCTCAAACCGAACGGGAGCCTTTACCTGCACTGCGACTCGACCGCCAGTCACTACCTGAAGGTGCTGCTCGACACCATCTTTACCCCCCAATGGTTTCGGAACGAAATCATATGGAAGCGCACTTCGGCGCACAACGATACCGCGCAGGGAACCAAAAGATACGGACGCAACCACGACGTTATACTCTTCTACGCCGGGCCAGGAGCGACGTGGAATCCGCAATATATGCCCTATGACGAGGAGTATGTGCGCTCTTTCTACAAGCACAAGGATCCGGACGGGCGGCTTTACCGCCTTTCTGACATGACCGGACCGGGTGGGGCATCGAAGGGCAACCCGTATTATGAGGTCATGGGAGTCTCCCGATACTGGCGCTTCAGCCGCGAGAGGATGGAGCAACTTATCAGCGCAGGGCGGGTAGTGCAGACCAAGCCGGGGAGTGTGCCGCAACAGAAACGCTATCTGGACGAGATGCCCGGCGTTGCCGTTCAGGCTGTTTGGGATGACATCAAGCCCATCGGGGCGCAGGCCGCCGAACGGTTAGGTTACCCGACCCAGAAACCGCTCGCCCTGCTCGAGCGGATTATCCGCTGCAGCAGTAACCCTGGCGATGTCGTGATGGATACGTACTGCGGTTGCGGGACGACGGTCATGGCGGCGCATGGTCTTGCGCGACAGTGGGTAGGAATAGACATAACTGCCGTCGCTACCTGCATTATCAAAGCGCGGTTGGAACAAACGTTTGGGGACCTTGCGGGGAAGGTGGAAGTCATCGGACTGCCGATGGATTTGGAAGGCGCGCGCACTCTCTTTGAGGCTGACTCACACCAGTTCCAGATATGGGCTTGTACGCTCATCGGCGCTTACCCGAACCAGAAGAAGGGCGCGGACAAAGGCATTGATGGATGGATGCCGATAGCGGATATGAACGATCACCCTCACAGGTGCGTTGTCCAAGTCAAAGGCGGGAAACCAACCCTCAGTCAAATTCGCGACTTCTGCCATGTAGTGACGCGCGAGAAGGCCGCCATCGGGTTCTTCGTGACGCTCGGCGATATAACGCCCGCCATGAAGACGGAGGCCGTCGCGGAAGGATTCTGGGACGCGGGACGCGGGCAGACCTATCCGAAGGTGCAGCTACTCTCCGTCGCGGAACTGATGACCGGACTGGCGAGGCCAAAGATGCCCACCCAGGAGAAGCGCTCCATCCTGGGCTATATGGCGAACCGACAGGAAAACAAAGGGCTTCAGCCAACGCTGGAGTTGGACTGACCTACTCTCGCCCCGCTGGCCCATGCACTTCCAGCGAGACGCGCAAACGTAGATAACTAATCGCCTCCGCCAAATCGGTTCCCTGGCTCTCCCCTGGCTGAAGCGGGACATACGGCGGCAGAACGCGCCCGCGAGAGGCGTCCACGCGCTCGGCAACCTCCTGCGCCTGCTCTAGAAGGCGAAGCAACAGGCGGGTGTCGGACGTGTCAAGCTGGTCTATCGAAAGGGGTTCCGGGTCCGGCAGCGCGTCCGGTTGGATGCCCTGCCCCTGCATCCCCTGGATCGCCGCCGCCACCTCATCCCCGGCAACCGTCAGCGCCTGTTCCGCCTCCGCCGTCAGCGTTCGGCCCTTCTTCGCCAGACCGCGCGCCCAGCGAGCGTACTTGAGCGCCTTAACGCAATGACCCAGAGCGCGCGATAGCTCCGTCCTGCTTTCCGCTGTGGTTGTCATTCCGCCGCCTTCTTCTTTCTGCCGCCGCCTCGATTGCCGCCACCGTGACCAGCGGGAGACCATGCTAGGGCAACCGATTCCGGCACGAACATTCTGCCGAATCGGGCTACCCCGGTTAGCCGTCCGTCTTTTATCGCCTTGTGGATGGTTGGCAGCGTTACGCCCCGCTCTGCCGCAAGGTCCGTCGCCAGGACGTACCGCTCGCCATCTATCTCCGTTGTATCCATAGAAACAAGTTTATCACGATAAAAATACATCCGTCAATAGGTTGACAAAACAAGTTTATAATGATATACTTGATTCATGCAACGAACCATTGAACCCTCCGAACAAGCCCTGATGATTGCCGCCCGAAATGGCGAGCGCGATTACTTCAACTACGAAATCGAGGATTGGGGGCATGACGGCTATATGGTCTCCCACAAGAAGGACAAGGGTCGCGCCTACTTCGTTGACCTCTCGGACGCTTCCTGCCAGTGTCCCGCTTTTGAGAAGATGGGCATATGCAAGCATCTGTGGATTGTGGGAGAAACCCTGCGGATTGATGAGATGGCGAATGAATCCGACCTGAACTGGGAAGCGATTCCCGGCGAGTATGCAAGCCCGGATTACCGGAGATTTTAGAAAGGATAGGGGGAGGCAACCACCTCCCCCCAAGGACCTCAACCAATGAGACTATCACCCCCAAAATTCAACCGATGGCTACACCCATTCGATGACCGCAACGACTCCACCGGGCTTGTGGAGGAACAGACGGAGGAGGAAATCGAAGCGGAACGCGCCGAAGCGGACGCGATTTTGATAGCCGAAGGAGAGCGCGCCGGACGCGAAGCGAAGGAGCGGGGAGGCATTATCCAACCCTCCCGAATTGACCCGAATGACCCATTCATGGGGTGCTAATCGCAGACAGGGGGAGGAATCCCGCCTCCCCCAATGACCTGATAGCGAGAATCGCAATCTAAAGCAATGAACAACATTCTTACCACCATCAACACCGAAGCCATTGAGACACCGACCCCGGCCCAGCGCCTGACCGTAGACACCGGCTATAGTTCCCAATGCGGAACCTGTAAAACCGAATTCTATTTGACCCGCCCCGAATGGGATGCTGTCTGGAACGGCGGCAACGATGTACCCTGTCCGGTCTGCGAGGGCGGCGAACCGCTTCCCATGACCGAGGAGGAGACAGCCTTCCCCTACCGCCAGCAGTAGACCCCTACCCCCTACCCCATTGTCAGGGGAGGGGGGTACCCCGAAAGGATAATCCCAAATGCAAAATATGGACACCCAAATATCGCATTCCGAAGCCAGCGCGGAAACGACCGAGGCCAAACAGCCCTTTATCATTGACTCCCCGGAAGCCGCCGAATGGGTTCTGGAACTGTTCGCGCGCAACCGAGAGGAACGCGCCCGAAAGGAGGCCCAGATGCTCCGGAGGCTTGAGGAACTGGATGCTGACTACAATTCCCTGCTCGGAAAGTTCGGGCCGCAACTGGAAGCATGGGGCAAAGAGGAAGCCGCGCGGCGGCGCAGAAAAACCGTAACTCTGGACAATGGCACGATTACCTTCCGCCATCAGGACGCGCGCCTGGAGATAGACAGCCCATCGGATGCGATGACCACCGCCCGGCTCGTCTGTCCTGCCGCGTTTGTTTCGGAGACGAAAACGGTGGAGAAGTTCGATAAGGCCGCTTTCCTTGCCTACGCGCAAGAGAGGCTGAATACGGAAGGGGAACTGATACCGGGCATCAAGCGCGTGCCGGAAGGAGACGCCTTTTCCATCAAAATCGGAGCGGCGAAACTGAAGAAGGGTAAGGCCCTGGAGCAGGAAGAAGGAGAGGAGGAATGAACGAACTGCTCATTACCCCGGATGGTTTCCGAATCATCCGGGGGCATATCACCGGCTATGAACTGATGAAGCCGGGGTGGAAGCCAAAGCCGACTTCCACGCAGAAACCCGGAAAGCGGGCTATCGTGGTCTGGATTTCCTCCGATGATGGGGGACGCCCGTTTGATGTGCCAACCACCCAGGCGGACAATGTGATGGCTCTGCTGGACCTGTTCGTCACCACCGGCGCGCCGCCGAAACTGGACCTGAGAAAAGCCATCCCCGCGCTTGAGGCGGGCGACATCTACATCGCGCAGGATGCGGACGAATACAGAAAGTAAATGGCCCGAACAGACAAACGAAAACGCCCCGGTTCTCTCAAGTTGAGAGAACCGGGGCGTTGGGGCCATGATTGCCTATTAGTCGCACTACGCCGGGAAATAGTTCCGCCTTATAGCCGCTGCGCCTTACTGCCCGTCTCCTGCAGGCGCTTTTCCAGTCGGTCAAAATACTCTGACTTGTCCCGGTCCAGTTTCTCCCCCATCATCCGGCGCGCGAAGTCGTCGGCGAACTCCTCATAGGACCAGTTGCGCGACTGCCAGGACAGCCACTCCTCTGCGGTTAAGAGCCAGTGCCAGACGGCATGACCGTACTCGTGCAGGGCAAGACGAACCCGGTCGGGCTGGCTTATGTCCTGAAGGATGAGATGGATAACGCCGTCTATACCGGCGTCGCCTTCCCCGCCTTTCGGCGCGTAAAACATCCCGATGCGCGACTTCGCCCACTTCTTCGGGTCGTTGCCGCGTTTCTGGAAGGCAATCTTCCCGGCCTCCCAGGTGAGCGCCAGGACGCGAATCCTGCGGTCTATTATCTGGTAGGGTTGCCGAACGAATCCCCGAATGGCGGCGATGGCTTCGGCCTCCCGATTCCACGCTTCCGCGTTCGGATCCGGCTCCTGAATCAGGTGGATGAACTCCGAACCGGGGAGGGAATTGGGTATTGGGATGTCCTTCGGCTTGCCGATTCCAACGAGCCGAAGGATCGGACCGAACAATTCAGTTAGCCAACTCACTTATCGCCTCCTTCCGCTGGCACCCAATACCCGTTACTATCGAGTTTGAGGGTGTCCCGATGGCCCGCGGGCGGTTTCCAGGATTCGCCGCTTGCCTTATCTTCAGGCGTCCACTCTTCCAGCGTCCCGTAAACGTGCCATCCGCAGGCCGGGTCATCGTGGAAGAGGGAGGGGTTGACTTCGCCGCTGTCGCTAATGGTGTGCTCGTCAAGGCCCATCGGCAGACCGCAGACGCACCGGATAAAAAGACTCCCGCTCTGGTCGCGGCCCCAAGCGGGAGAGGGTGGGACGTTGCGCTTGCGAACGTCCGTCTTAGGAATGGATACCCTGCTCACTTCTCGCCGCCTTTCGTCGTCACCCGCGCCACCTTCGCCGCGCTATCCGGCGCAACCGAGACGCCGACCGCCTCACAGAGCGCGCGAACCGGGGCATAAAGGCGGCCCTCAATGAGTACCGGGCTATCAATCGGCTTGCCATCCACTTCCAGACGCCACTCCTGCGCGGGCTTCGGCGGTTCGGGGAGTATCGGGATGCCATCCGTCATATGTTGGCGCAACTGCGCGATGGTTAGCCCGGTGGGGAACTCAAAATGCGGCTTGTCCACTAATCCGCCCTTCCAGTCTCCTCCCCAATCCAACCCCATCTTTTTGCCGATAGTCCCCGCTTTGTCATAGAGAGGCGAATCCTCCAGGTAGTCTGTCCCCTGGAAAATCCCGATGTCCGCCGCAATGCCGTAATTGTGGCGACTTTGACCGCCTTTCGCGTTCGTGACTTTATCCCCTGGCTTTGTCCGGCCAATCGCGAAAAGCGCGTCCTGCTCGGCCCAGGTGCGCGAGCCGCTGATAATCCGCGCATCTATCCCGGCGTCCTGAAGCGCGCCGATGAAGTCGCGGAATCTCCCTTGCGCGGCAGGCAGGAGGGTGGCTATATTGCGCTCTGTGCGCTCGTCGAAGGTTCGCATTATTCACCATTCTTTCTTGTCAAAAGACAGCCACCGCACTGCATTAACCAGACAACAAAACGGATAGAAATCCAGACAGAAGTGAGTTTTCTGCCGGGAAATGTCTCCGCGTTTTTCAGTCACGGTGCAGTGGATATTGTTGCCGCTTCTGAACACGGTCAGGTATCGCGTCTGACGCCCCGACTTCTTGCCAAATTCAACGGAATCATCATCTTCAACGCGGGGAACGACTGGCGGAAGCGATGCGGCAGAAAAAGCCATATTAAAGAGGCTGACAACCCGTTCCGGTTCACCATTCGTCTCCGGGCAGTCGGCTGTACAAGTCGGTGATGGCGTCACTGTTACACCCCTTCCACGGACTTCTTAAAGCGGAACCAGTGCTTCACCCCCGCGAGCGTGAACTTGAAATCCACAATAACCCGCCGCTCGCCCTCGCCCATAATGTGGGAGGAGGTGTAGATGTCGTCCCGATCCACATCCACACCGTTCCATTTGATGATTTCGCGGTAGGACCAGTTGATAACAGCGGCGCGACCTTCCAGGGTATACATCGCTGTCTCCTGACCGGATTTCTTTTTGTAGGTCGCCTTCAGCGCGCCGCCGACGATGGTCACCTTGCCATCCTTGAAACGCTCGGCAGTCTCCTCGTCAATCTCACCGTCGCCTTCGTGGTGGTAGACCTGCCAGGGTCCCTGAATTTGTTTAATGGCGTCAATGATAGCCAGAGTTTTGAGCAGTTCGCCCATATTTATTTTCCTTCCTCAGAATCAACATTTGCCGGTGTATCGCGGGGCTTTTGCGCGTTGACCTGAGCGACCGCCGCGAATCCGGTAAGGACGCCGATAATCAGCACCCGCGCGAGAGTCCAACCCGGGACAAGGACGGACGGGTCCCTATCAATCGCCCGGAAGGACGCCAGAGCGCAGGCAACAAAAAGAGCGACGAGTTGAACTCGTCGCCCTGACAGTTTGAAAACCCGCTTGAGGTATCCGGTAATCGCGATGGTTATCGCCGCGATGCCCCCTACCTCAACCGGGTCTATCCAGTTGAGCATATTTGATTGTCTCCTCTAACTACGCGCCTTCCTTCGTGTCCTGCAACGGGAGCGGCAAGGATGGCTGACAGGGTTTCCCGATGCGCTCGCACTGAAACAGGCGCATCGAGAGCAGGTTTTCCGCCTCCCGAGCGCGAACCCTCTCCTTGTCCCTGTCCTCCCGCGCCTTGTCCAGTTGCTCCTGCAGTTGGTCGCACCGCTTGCGGCAGGTTTCCAGGTCCGTTCTGTCCTCCTGCCTGCGCGCCGCCTGCTCTTTGCGCTCCGCTTCCTCTATGTCCAGCTTGACCTTTCGCGCCGCCGATTTCGCCGCCCATAGTTCCGTTGGAAATTTGAGAAGAGCAACGACAATGGCGCTCGCCCCAACAAATATCCCGCTTCCGATAAGCGCTTTAAGTAGCGTGGGGTCCAACCCTGAATCACCCCTTTACTAACTGCAGCCCTGCTTCCTCATATTGCAGGCGGATCTCTTTTTCGACGTTGCGATTCTTGCAGATGAGATAGTAGAACCGCCATACCCCTCCGGCGCAGGCGATTGCCACAAGCACGTACTGCACCGTACCCGGCGTTAATACTCCGTTCGCGGCAAGCAAAAGGGCAAGGAAAAACCAGATGCCCGCCGCCATGAGTTGACCGCAGAGCCTTGCCCATAGCCACAGACGCGCCCTGCGCCGGTCGCTGTCCAGAATATGCGGCTCGCCTCCCATCAGAAGCGCGATGAACTGATACGAGAGCAAGCAGAAGCACATGACAAAGAGCGCGGGCCGGGGCAGATGCTGCTCAATCGTGACAAGAAACGGTGATTGCCCCATGAACCAGGGATTGACCGAGAGCGGCAATACCCAGGAAACCGCGTAGCCAATGGAGAGGAGTTCAACGGATTCTGGATGGATGACGCCGAACACGGCTTTAACGCGCGCCCAGAGTTTAGCGAGAAAGGCTTGAATGGTTGACAAGATAACACCTCCGAGGGTTCTTTCAGGTTTCGTGACTGTACCTGTATCGCTCTGAAGTGATTCCCGTTCTCGGTTTTTGCTGTATGCCGTCAATGCAATCTATCCTCCGGTAGATTTATTCGGCGCGGAATAATCGGGGTTTGGGTATCGGGGCGTCACGAATAAGTGACGCCGTCAATGCTCCGCACCGTCACAAGGCTCCCCCCTGTGTCCTTATAGAGCAGATAGATGTACCCATCTCTGGGAAACGCGGTCAGGGCATCGTCGTCCGCGCCAGATACTACTACTGTAGTTTCCGCTTCTATTTCCACCCCCTGCGGGTCCAATATGCGCGTGAGGATAGCCCCTGCCCCATCGTTACAAAAATGGTGTTCCACCCCTGTCGGTGTGACAGTCATTGTGGGTTTTTCTCCTGCCGCAAATATGGTGGTGGGCACGCTCCATGTACTCCCCTCATCTAATGTCTCGCGGCGAACAATCGCGCCGGAATCCTCATAAACGACGATAATGCGCCCATCATTTACCCCTTTTCCGTAGCGGACGCAGGGATGCCCGCCGCTGATACCGGTGGACCTATCCTGCCATCCGAACGGCAGGGTGGTGAGGAACCCGATAATGATGGCGTCCGTTCCGAGGATGTAGGACCGCACCGCGCGCATCATGCGGTTTGTGTCGGAGGAAGGCCACAGTATCTCGCCATGCACCCGCCACAGGAGCCACCACCGGAACCCGTCCCCGATTTTGTTGACAAGCCCGGTGGAGGGATAAGCGTCATCCATCCATGCCCGGACCCAGTTCGCCAGGAACCCGAGCGCGCGGGCATAGGGCGAACCGGTCTTATAGTACCCATCGCCGTCCGGTGTCCCTCTCCCTCTCTCGCCGTTGTCCGCGCCGCCGCTGGTAAGTTCCGTCAGGACGACTTCCTGCGTGCCTCCGAGCGCGCCCAGTACAGGCCCGAACGCCTGCCCGCGAACGACCATATCGAAATGAACCGGGGTATCCTCGGAATATGCCCCCGATCCGAAAATGTCTCCCGCGCCGGGATAGCCGTCAATGGCAACCGCAAGCGGATACGCGCGGAGGGTTGTCTCATTGCCTGCTCCCGCGACATCCTGGTCCAGATGGCTCCCGTCAAAACCCAACCCTTCCAGATAGGCATAGAACCCTGCCGTAGAGTTCTGGTGGTAGGCGGGGTCCAGATAGGTTGTCGTCCCGGGGCTGACAGTATCGTAAACATCCGCCGGTTGGTCAAACGGCGCGACGGCAAGGTCCGACATTACCCAGGAGGAGGGGTTATCTCCAACATCCACCGGCGCGGCGGGCGGGATAAACGAGAGTTCCGACGCGTCGTTTTTGAGCGTTACTGCCCGCGTGAGTAGGGTGTCGGTAATAAATTCCAGATCCGCGCCCGTGTAGATTTTCGAGTGATTCATCCGCTCGCCGCGAATCCACTCCACTTCGTAGGTACTGGAAACGGCAAGGTTCTTAACCGCCACCTGATTCAGCGTATCGGTTGGCAGAATGCCGGTGTAATCCAGCAGGGGGTAATGCTGGTCGTACCTATCGAACATCCGCTCCACCCAGACGCCGTCCGCGCCAGTCGTGGAAGCGTACTCCTCTCCCGTTATCGGGGAGAAGGCGTCATGCCCCAGGACGAGGGTAAAGGGCAGATTGTCCGCGCCAACAGAGCGAATGCGGATACCCACATGGCGCATCTCCACGCGGTCGGTGAGGAGTTTCAGGACGGCCGCGCGGTCGGTGTCCGCGCCTCCCGTCCCGGATGTCACGATTTGCAGCTTGCCCGAAACGATGCTGAGAGAGGTTATCGCGGCGGTCGCGCCCGGATACCATCCTTTCGCGGAATAGGGCAGGGTTCGGATGGCGTGCCAGGGGTCTTTGGCGTAGTATTTGTACTGCTCCTGGTAGACGCTGAACTGGTCCCACCCCGGCCCGCGAACGCAGAACCTGCCCACCTGCGGCTTGACGGCGGAGAAGCCGGTTGTAGTAAAACGGCACCCGAACTGCGAGGGAGGCAGGACGGACGAACTGCCGGAGTCGTGGCTGGTATTGGCCGCGCCCGAGCCGTTCGAGTTCCCGCCCGCGCTTGCCGCTCCCTCCCGATAGGAGAAGGCGAACTCCCCCGCCGCGCCGCGCGAGATCGGGAACGTTCCGCTGTCCGTATAGAGAGAGGAACTGATGCCCGCCGTCCACTCTATCTGACTGGAATCGGGGATAGAGGACCCGAAGGCAATAGCGTTCGCCCTGCCGACGTATTTCCATTTCACCGGGAAGAACGATGCCGATTGACTCCTCTTGACCGTCGTTGTGGAAGTGGTTGCGGACACCGAGGTTGCCGTTATGCTCCCGTTGGCGTTGCTCGCTGTCATGCCGGTAGGGGTCTGCGTGTACCCTCCCCCGTCCCAGGTCGCGTCCAGAGTCGCGGTAGAGGATTGCCCGTCGCTCACCTGGACATTGAGCCGGATAAAGGGCCAGTAGAGGTCATCCAGAACGCCTCCGGAATTGTACGCGACAATCGGTGTGGTCTCGTCATTCGCCCCGCATATCCAGCCGAACACGCCGCCCGGTTTCGTCGCCTCGAAATACTGCACCCGGTTAATGGGAAAGGTACCGCTGGTCACCGGTTCCAGTTCGTTATTGTCATAGCCGGAGGCGTAGCGCCGCCACTCGATTTCCGCCATGTCCGCCACAAACTCAAAGTCGCCGCCATGCGACCCGTCATAGGTAGCCGTCACGGTGAGAACGGAGCCGGGGTTAAACAGTCCAACATTATCGTTAGAGAGAAATCCGCTCGGGGTGCCGGGAGTGCCGATAACGGAAGCGTAATATCCTGTTATCCCATCCCATCCGGCATCGAAGGATTCCAGAACATCGCCCGTCGCCGCGTCCTTTATCTGGATAATACAGGCGGTGGTATTGCTCGCGTCATAGGTGTAGATGGGACCGAATACCTTGCGGTAGGAGTTCGGCGTGGAGATAAGGTGCTGGGTGTAGGGCTTGTCAAGGCCCGCGACGCAGGAGGAGCGCTTTTCCAACCGATGCGGCAATGCCCATCCGAGGAACGCGCCGGGAGAGGAGGGACTGCCCGCAAACACCTTCCCGACCTTTGCGTGGAGTCCCGTCTGCGTCAGGTCCACCACCATGCGGTAATCGTAGGAATACGACCCGTGCAGGCGAATCCGGCGCTCTCGCGTCTGTACAAAGCGATAGCCGGACATTTAGGGTAAATCTCCAATGCGCTTCGCGGTGTAGGTCGTAGGGGAACTGCGCGCATCCGGCGCGGACTTGTTGATGCTGGATTGCAGCGATTGGATGCGATAATCCCCGCCCTCATGAGAGGCTATCGCGCCGGGGTAGACGCGGATAACATCGCCCCGGTACAGTATCAGGCCGTCACCATCCCGAAGAAGTTGGCGCGTCTTAATCTGCGCGACGCGGAGTTCGCTGGTCAGGCGCTCCTCCAACTGGTCGGCGGCATGGCTGACCGAAGCGGCGGTGACAAGGCGCGGCTCCACGACTCCGACGGGCGTTATCTCCCCTACCCATCCGGCGGGCCGCAGGGAGGGGAGCAGGGTAGGGTCTTCCAGAATGCTGTATATCCGTCTGTCTCTCAGAACGGTCTTTGTCGTTGGGTCATAGCCTACGACGCTAAGGCGGGTCGTTTCCGCGGGGTAACAGTCCTCCCGAAAACCGAGAATGGCGGTTTTATCCCCGTCTTCCTCCCGGTCCATATAGAGTGTGGCTTTCGGAGTCGCGGAGAGCGTGCTTTCGCTCCTTGCCCGGAACATAGGACCGGTGAGCGTCGGATAGAAGCCAATGTACCAGGTCGGCGCGAACGTTCGCGCGATGCGCAGAATCCAGTCCGCGACCGTATCCAGGGCTTCCGGACGATACGCCCACTCGCCCTTGCTCGCGGCGGGACTCAGCGGCAGGTTAAAGGCCGATGTCTCGATGTCCCATTCCGCCATGGGAATCCCCGCATCCTGCAGCAGTTCCGCGAAAACTTCATGGAGAGGGAAGCCGTCAAACGCGGGGCGCGACTCCTCGTAGCGCGCCGTCTCCAGTTGGCTCCATAGGTCGCGGACTTCCCAATTAAGGGTTTCCGCCGATGCCGATTTCCCCGCGCCGTATTCCGGCTTGCCCGTGTTGCCGGTGAAGAAGGTGACGCCATCCAGTTCCGCCTGCATTGGGCGGTTCCCGGTCCTTGTCGGATAAGCAATCGGCATAGAGGCCGGGTCTTTCGCGCTCACTGTCAGACGAACCCCGCCTGGGTCTTCGGGCACGTTGAGGGAAAGCCGCTGCACATTGCCTGCTATATCCGCCATCTCTACGGCATTGGTGTCCGCTGTTTCGGGAGGCAGGACATAATCCACATCGTAGACAAAGGGGGTTTCGGTTCCGCTGCCGGTGAGGTCGCAGCGGATGGTAATCGTGTCTATTACCCCATCCGGGGTATAGGCGGTCGTTCCGTCAATCTCGCGGAGGGACGGGGCGCTCATGGCGGAACTGCCGGAAACCGGAATGTCCCAGAAGTCCGCGACAACGAAGGTCGCGCCGGTAGGGGGAGGCAGGCGCAGAAAGAGCGGCAGAGAGGCTATCCATCCGGCTGTCGGGTAGGTAAGCGGGGCGCACTGGACCGAGGCTTTCCCCTGCGCGACCTGCCACCAGAAATGGGAGAGCGGCGCGGTAATGTCGTTCACCGTATCCGGGTCAAGGTCCGCGAATACATGACTGAATCCGTCGCCGGTCGCGGAGAGGACGAGCAGTTCGCGCTTTCGGCAGGGGATGAGATAGAGATTGACTACCCTGCCCACCACGTCGCCATTCGGGGTACCCTCCGCGCCCGCTGGCCCGATCTGGCTATAGCGTTTGACTTCCTGCGCCGCTCCGGAGATAGACCCCGTGCCAACCATCGCCGCGCCCTTGTAGACCTGCACGCGCCCGCCGCCGAGGATGCGCAGGCTAACCGTATCCGGGTCGCCGGGAGTCCCCCATCCGCATTCTATTGCGTTTTTGCCCAGCCCCGAACCCTCCGGCACGTAGAAGGAGAGGAAGAACCCGCGATTGGCGGCGTAGGTCGCGGAGGTGAATACCGCATAGTTCACCCCGCGCGATTCCAGATAAATATCCCCGTTGCCGCGCCGGTTGTTTTCCGCCCACTCGGACGCGGGAAGCGGGGTAGTGAGGTCCGACTTGACATAACTTGCCCTGCTGAGGCGCGCATAGGAGCCGCTATAGGTCGTTTCCCAGTCGTCGCGCAGTTGGTAGGGGCGAAGCAGCAGCGTGCTGGTAATGGGGTCAACAATGCAGTTGCCGTCTCCCAGAGTCCCGTCCCAACTCCTGCCGTCCACGGAAGCGGCGAGCAAGCCGCGCGTGACTCTGGGCCTGCTGATGTCGAATTTTACTGCTACTGACATGAGGGTTAGAAGAGGCGGTTTCCGAGAGCGGGCGCGGGGATGACTCCCTGCCGCGCAAGGCTTTCGATAGTATCGGCGACCGTGCGCTGCACCACGCGCTCCATCTCGGTAGCGGCGGTTCCGAGTTCAATCTTTATCTGCCCGCCTGCCCCCGAACCGCGCCGCGCGGAAGGCGCTTGCGGTCCAATGTCGGCGAGAGAAAGCCCCAGAGAGGCGCGCGGCCCGCCGCCGAACAGGGCATTGGAGAGGTTTTGCATGCCGAGCGCGGCGGCTTTCGTGTTGCGCTCGATTTGGGTGAGCGCGTCCACGGGCTTATTCCCCCAGGTGTTCTTCATCCATTCCGGGGAGGCGGCGACAAGGCGCGCTATCTCGTCGGCGCGTTTCTGCTGATTGACAGCGGCGTCTACCCCTGCGGCGGTCAGGTTTCCGGGGCGGCTTGCGGCAAAGGCCATAATCTGCGGCAGTTTCCCGATGATGAAGGTATCCACCATGGAAACGACCTGACTGGCGGAGAGTCCGGAAGCGCTTCCCCCGGAGGAGGTTCCTCCCGTCGCGCCCGCCGTCGCCATCGCCATCGCGTTTTGCGCTACCGATTCCGGGGAACCGGCGCCCTTGCCGCTACTGACGCCCGCAACCGGGGATTCCGCCCATGCCTTCTTCATACTCTGCTCTGTGACGTTAAATGCCAATGCGCCAACAGTAAGAGCGGTAAGTGCGGCTACAATACCGACCCAGTTCCGCGATATGGCGGAAAGAACCATCGCCGCAAGAGAGACAGACTTGATCGCCTTGTAAACTTCAAAGAACGCTCCTGCTAACCGGATTAGTCCCACTACTACAGCTCCCGCCGCCAACCCTGCCAGTATGCCAACAGTGGCGGCAATTACTGAGTTTAACCGCTGGAAGTCACCCACGAGAGTCTGGGCGAACGCTTTCAGACCACCGGATTTCCCCATACCCTCAGTGACATTTGCCAATCTGTCGAACATGGGAATAATCTGATCAAGCATCTGACTGATGCGCGGCAGTATTTCCCTCACGAATGGCATCAGCACGCGGCCCGCAGAGGCAAAGGCAATCGTTATTTTGTCGCCGACGTTTTCCAGGTCGTTGGATATGGAGCCACTGATCGGTTTCAGTTTTTCAAACTGCGTAATCACCGCTTCGATAAACTGCTCGGAGCGAAGCCCCATTTTCTGAAGCACTTCGGTATTCGATGTCCCAAAAGCCGCTTCCATAGCGCGCCTGATTTGTGGCAACCGTTCCGCCAGTTGGTTGATTTCCTCCGCGCTGACTTTACCCTTCGCCTGAATCTGGGTAAGCGCCATCGTCACGCCGTCCAGTTCCGCCTTGCCTCTGCCAACCGTCGCCAGAGCCGTACCGAACGCCTTAAGCGCCCTCTCCGCCGTCTTTGCGGAGATACCCGCCGACTGAAGGCGAATGGAACCCTCTATTGCTTCCGGCAGTCCGAGGCCAGGGGCTTTTGCGACCTCTTTCAATCGCTCAAACTGTCTCTGCGCTTCCTGCGAGGAACCCGCGACCGCTTCCAATCCGCGCATCAGCCTATCAAAGTTCACAGCGGCATCAAAGGGTTTGCGAACCGCTTCCGCAAGCTTGCCAAAAAGCTCTATTGTGCCATTGATCGTATTTGTCGCCGCGGAAATAGCCATCATTGCGCCGTTCATGCGCTGGATGCTTTTTTCCGCTTCGGTTGCTTTCTGTCCGACTTCCTCCGTCATGCGGATAACGCGGCGCGTCTTCACCTCGTAATCGCCAATGGTGGCTTTATATTCGGTTATCAGGGTTTCGACAGTGGTTGCCATAGGTGTATCCTAATAAAAGCACCCGGAGCCGTTCGGCTCCGGGTGCTCAGGAATCTTGTTCGTTTCTGTTATTGCTGCTGTTTTTGCGCTTCTTCTTTTTCTATCTGCCGAAGGAGTTCCATAGATTCTTTATGAGACCGTTCTGCATCCTTGTCGATAAACGAGAACATGATAATCCCGCCACCAACAAGAAGAACTATCAGGAATACCGTCCAGAAGGCTTTAGCCGCAGGCGGCAGACTGTCCAACCAGTCGTTTATTACCCGGTTCGGGTCTTTCACAGGTAGATACCTCCTTGTAGTGCTACCGTGGATTATGGCAGAAATGACAATCAATCCGTTCCCTTCATGGCATCGGCTTTAAGTTCCGTTTCAATGCGGGAGAGCGCGATAAACTCAAGCAGTTGTCTGCGCTCCTTGCGACTCAGACTATCCGGGTGCTTGCCGAATACATCGCGGGAGACTCTCAGGCGCTCGAAGCGTCTTCCGTCTCCCCAGAGCCTTCCCCCAGTTCGTCAATCTCTTCCTGCTCCAGTTTGACATGACCGCCGAGCAGTTCCAGCTTCACATTGCCGACGAGTTCCAGGAAGAAAGCCCCGTGGGTTTTCGCCAGTTTTGCCCACTCCGCGTCGGTCGCTTTTGGGTCGGCGATGCAAGCGGAAAGCAAGGCAACGCCCTCCGCGACCGTGGGAGACAGAGGAAGATGCCCCTTCCAGACGGCGGGCGCTTTCTTCGGGTCCAATTTTTCGAGCGTTTTGCCGCGTTTTAGAAGTTTTTCGATAGCATCGGCATCGCGCGGGATCCGGCAGGGGAACTTGCGCCCGGTGGAGGCAGTAAACTCCCAATCCTCCGTCTGGTGGAGTCGTTCGGGCGGAAGATCGGCGAGAACATCATCAAGAGAACTCAAATCAATATCTCCTTACGGGGTAGGGTCCTGCACAAGGCGAATAGTCACGGTCGCCTGCACACCGCTCGCGTTCGTGAAATAGAAGCCGGTCACATCTCCCGCGAAGGGGATAGCGAAGTAGCCGCCCGCGAACCAAATCAACGGGACATTTGCCTTTAGCGGGATCGTCTCCTGCGGACTGCCGCTGCTATTGGTTTTAAGGGTGAGGTCCTGCGTGGAATTGATGTAAATTGCTTCCAGTTCGGAGGCGTCAATGGAGATGCCCACGAGGAAGTTAGTAGCGGCAATCGCGACGGTCTCATCAATTGCGAGGAGCGCGCCTGCGGATTTTTCAACGTTCTTCGTCTGCCCGCCGCCGCCGCCGCTATACCCATGGTTGAGCGTAAGTGTTTGTGCCATAATGTTTCCTCCTTACGCGACAGTCAGCGCGCCCTTGCCTTCAAGTGTGAAACGCTGTTTCTGCGCGGTGCGCCGATTGTGTTGGTGGCTCGCCGTTCGCAGTATGCCCGTTCCGGTATAGGCCCCGGCGTCCGTGTCAATGCTCAAAGTCAGAATCGCGTCTCCCGCGGCCTCCGCGACAATCGAAGCAATCGTATCCACGTGCGCCTCTCCCTCGACTCGCCAGGAAGACCCAGCAAGTTCCATGTCGGTCCATCGCTCATTGATGCCGGAGCCATCTTCCAGCACGTTGTCAATAATCAGTTCCGCGTTTTCCATCTCGCCGAGGAAACTATTGCCTCCGAGACTCCACACGGAAATATCCGCCGCCATTTTCATATCAAAAACCCTTAGCCTTTCAATGCTCGCCGTAAACCCTGCTGGTGAACTTCTCGCGCCGCCGCGATAACCCGGCGACTCATTTCCCGCCAGAATCCCCGGTCACGTTTGCCGGACAGCGGAAGAACAAACGGCGCATGACGCGCGCTACTCGTGAGGTAAAAAGAACCGATTTTTGTGCGGCGAACACGCCAGGAGCGCGCCAGTTCGCCGGATTCTTCTCCGATAGGAAGCCCGCGCCGCTTGAATTGCAGTTTGCCCGCGCGTTTTCGCTTCAGTGGAGGCCCGCTGGTTAGCGCGACGGCATGACCGCGAGCGATTTCCGCGACTTTCATTGTCGAGTCATCCGACGCCTTAACCACCCTCGCCATTCGCTCCCGTTGCGATTTCACAAGGTCGGAGGCTTTGTAGAATGTCGCCATTGTCTAAAACTCACAGGTGAAGTTAATCCGAACCTCGTAAAATGCTTGAGAACCTTCCGCCCGGTTATCACCAAAATCAAAGGAGACGCCCTGCGGAAACCATACCGCGCTGTTATATCGGGGATTCGCCGTCAGGAGGGCAAGGAGCGCGTTCGCCTTCGCTTCCTTCTCCACATGAAGACGCGCCGCATCCGGCTTAATGAACCTTCCGACGATAACCCATCGCATCACGGTATGCGTGTCCCGAACGCTTGCCCATTCCCCGTCCCAGGAACCGCCCTGAAGCGAGACATACGCCTCCGGCAGTTCGCTTGCCGTCTCCCCTGCCTGGTCTTCCGGGTCATGGGCATGAATCGTCTCAACGCCCCATGCCGCGTTGATGTCCGCGACAAGGAACTCAAGGATTGTAGAGGAGGATATTTGAAGCGGCAATGCCATCGCTATGCCTCATTCGCGGCAATCAGGTCCGCATGGTCGGTAGTGAGTCCGTGGGCGAATACTTCTCGCGACTGGATAAAGAGTGGCCCCGCCTCTATCACCGTCGCGCCCAGCGAGATATTGGTTATGCGGCTCCCGATGGGAAACGCGGCAAGGTCGGAGAGTTCAATAAAGACGCGGTACGGGCGAACGACATTCAGGCCCGTCTCCTCAAAGACCGTGCCGGGGTTCTCCGGATGCGCCATGCAGGTTATCGTCTGCGCGTCGCCATAACCGCCCGTGAGCGCGACGTTTCCCCCGTCCGTGGTGAGCACCTTCGGCTCTACGGTCAGCGTGTTCGGTTTGAAGGGTATAGACACTTACTCCGTCCCTTCGAGCCGCGTCCCCGCAAGCGCCATACCCGCCACTGTCGCAGGTTGGCCCGTTGCGCGCCTGCGACCGGGCAGGGCGGTCATTCCCCCGCCATTGCTTGCGCGAATCGCTGAAGCGATACAGGTAATCCTTGAGCGCGCGGAGGATGCCATCGTTAGATAGTCGGCCTGAGCGTCCTGCGATTTCGGTTCCGCGCGAGAAATTTCCACACGTCCTGACTTCTCGCGAACCGTCCCTCCGCTGGCCTTTGCGAAAATGCGGCCCGCCGGAGTCACGACATATCGCGCGGCGACTTCATACCCTGCCCATTCGGTCCAGGCTTCCAGATCGTCTCCGGTCAGGTTGTTGTCCGGATCGCTCCCAATGCAGGGATACTGCTCAATGAGTTGCCGACGAACGGAGGATTTGACCATCGCGAGCTGCGGGTCGGAAGGCGTCGCGGAAGCGGGGTCTCCCGTCAGGGCAAACCTCGCCCACTGCTCGATGCTGTACGCGGCTGCCATTTAATTGTCCCTCCGATTCCTGTCTATCCGGTCAATCAGCACACCGGGCAGGCCCGCGCTCCCGGACTGCCGCCGATAGTCAATCGGAATGGTGGAGACCACGCCGACCGGGATAGCATAGGGAGATGAGGCGGGAGGCGTCGGTTCCGGTTCTGGCTCTGGCTCCTCTGCCTCAACAGTGAAGGTGCGCGTTGCTACAAGCGGCGAACCGCCCAGCGGCACAATATTATGGGTGTACCTCAGCGTGATAGAACCGGCGGTCGGTCCAGCGGTCAGCGTCTTTGTGGAGGAGTTGAACGATGCCCCGCCGCTTGTGTCCGCCGTAATAGCCCATACCCCATCATTGACCGTATCGGCAGGGAAGTAGTCCGCGCGGGAGGGATACCCGCCCATGACAATGGACACCGCTTTCGTGCCGGATGGCGCGATGGACAACCCGGATGAGGACAAAGCAAGGGTTGCATCTTTTGTGACAAACGGCATGAACCCTACATCGCGGACAAGCCCGATGTGCATCCCAACGCCATTTGCATTATGCTCAATGTGAAGAAGGTCCGTATTCAGGTTGTCCCGACCCAGAACGAGGATATTGGTGTTTACCGGGATGATCGGGCTGACCTCTCCGACAATTGCCTCCGCGCCGCCCTGACATAACTCTAACCGTCCTGCATTGCAAAGGACAGTCAGGTCCCGGCGCGCCCCGCTGGTCGTCGTGACCGCGCCTGCCGGAGTTTCCGCGAACGCCGAATCAATCACAAAGTCCCAGTCGCCTCCATTGGCGGTGGAGGTAAGAATATCCCGGACCTGCTTCGAGCCGTCCGCCTTTGTATCCGTGAGAACCTTGCCCGCAGACGTGCCGTTGATAGTCCCGCCCGTGCCGGTGACCCGGATAGTGGTACCCCCGGTGACAGAAACAATATTAGCGGTTCCGAGCGCGCCCGCATCATACCGACCGGACATCTCGCACGAGAACGAATAGTAGTTGTCCGCAAGGAATTGATACCGGAGGGTAGTGTTGGATTTGACCTGCCCGGTCCAGCCGAATCCGTTGCCGTTGTCGTTGAGGTATGAGTTCGCGTCAAAGCAGTACCACGCCCCGTTCTTGACGCCCCAGGAATGCGCCTGCTTGAGGAAGCCCTTCGAGTCGTAGGGAATCCAGTCCGCGGAGACATACCCGGATTGACCGAAGCCGCCCGCGTCATCCACGACGGTAACATGCGGCCACTCCGTTGGGTCCGCGACCGGGCCCATCTTGCTGGCGATATTGTTGACGAAGCCATCGGCAACCCAGAAGTGCGCGGTGGAGGTCCCGATAACGAAGAAAGTGGATTTGTTCCTGTATGCTGCAAGCGAGCGGTCGCAGATATAGACCGGAACGATGATGGACTTGGTATTGAAGCCATCGGAAACCGTTATCGCGCCGAAAATCGTACCGCTCATTTCATGTGCCGTGTTGCCAGCGGTAATTTTATAGGTTCCCAGGTTGCCCGAACCCAGGGCCGTCACCGCTGTCATTGCCAGGTTCGGCATGGAGATCGGGTTGACCAGAGCCGTCGCCAGTGTCCCGGTGAAAGTAGCTCGCGTTACATCCAGCCTTCCAATATCGTAGCCAACACCCTTGAAACAGGTAATCTCGTCACTGTGGGTAGCCAGCGCCGGGGTGAAATTGGAGGGAGACGCATTGGTCACGGCGCTTGCCGCGAACGGCTCCGCCACAATGTTCGATACTGTACCCTTGATGGCGTCATTGGTCAGGAGGGCGAGTGTTATGCCGGTGTCAACCGACAGGAAGCGCTCCGCCACCGTCAGCTCGACATCGTTGCCCGAAACCGCCACATTGGTTATGGTTAGCGCGACGCCGTTGCGAATCGCCGCCCATTTTGCAACCGAAGAACTGAGCAGGGTAAGCGCCACATCGAAAGTAGCCTTAATCTTGTTATGCCCGTTCGCCGTCGAGTTGAAGGTTGTCAGGGCCGTTAGAGCCGGTCCCGCCGTTGCGTTGACGGTTATCTGTACCGGGTCGGTGTAGGATACCTTGCTATTGGTCGTGTCGGTGACCTTACACCGCCACCACAGGCCGTTGTCTGCCGGGTATGCCAGCGCGGGCGTGGTGCTGTTGCCCGTGTTCATCCCGGAAACGTCGGCGTAGACGCCGTTCTGGGTGGCCGAGTTCTGGTATTGGAAGTTCACCGAATGACCGGCGGCCTGGTCTCCCGCCTGCGCGGTACAGACGAGGTTGACGGTTCCGCCAGCGGCGACAGTAGTGCCGCCCGGCTGAGTGAACGTCAGGATGTTGGGCGAAGTCAGATCCCAAAGAATAACGGTCTTGACGACCATCGCCTGAGCCGCGCACGAGAACCCGAAGAGGCCGTCGAACTGGTCGGTGTTCGCGTCCGTCTGGCTCCCCGTCGTACCGCTCGAACCGGAGACGATGGTGCCGAGGGGTTGTTCAATCCAGTGGTTATACGTTCGGGAACCGCCCGACCCGACGCGCTCCAGGATTCGGCAGAAATCCTGTCCGGAGACAACAGGTTGTGCCGTCGCGGGCTGCGCGTTGAGGACGCCTGAAGCAGTCCCGGAGGTGGATGTCGTAAATGCGGAACGGCGCGTCACCCGTTCCTTTTGCGTCTGGTCATTGGCGGTGAGATAGAAAAGTCCCCAGCCTTGCGTGCCGTTCCAGGACAGGCTGGCGCTGACGCAGGGGAGTTGGCCGGTCGTTGTCAGTGTCGCCCCCGCGGTGAACACGACTCCTAAGCGGGCGTTCGCGACGTTGGAACCTGTAATCGCAATGACATCGCTGACGTGCGCGTGTGTCGCGCCCGCGGCGAGCGTTAAAACGCCACCGGACTCGGTGAGGGTTCTCGCCGCCGTCCCCGTGAGGTGTACGAAGGCCGCCGGAGGGCTACCACCACTGAATGGGGTCGTTGTCCCCGCGCCCCACTGTAATAATCTATTGTGTCCAAGTGGCATTTTGGTCTCCAAAGCAGACAGGGACGCTTAACCAAGCGTCCCTGTCTCGTTGCCGCGCCCGGTTTCTTACTTGTCTGACAGACGCAGCAGAATAGCGTCCGCGGCCTTGTCGCCGATGCCGGGGAGTTCCATGAGGGTATTCCGGTCAGTCGGCACGGCTTCCAATGTCGTGATGCCATTGGCTTCCAGCTTTTGTTTCGCCGGGAAGTCCGCGGGCAGCGGGTTGACGCTCTGTCGCTCTTCGCTGGTCTCTTCCGGCTGCGGCGACTGCTCGCCCTGGCCTTCGGCTGCTTCTGGCTGGGATTCACCGACTGTCTCTGCTGGAGGAGGGGTTTCGGAAGCGTTACCTGATGTTGCTTTCTCTGGCTCGCCCTCTGCGGGTTGGGCCTCCGGCGCGGTTTCGGGCTGCGTGGATTCGTTCAGCAGGTGCGTGACCTGCTCGTTCACCCCGTCCCGGAAGGCGGCCAGTTCCCGGCGAGCGTACTGATCCGGTGTCTCGCCGTTTAGCGCGCCCGGGTTATCCTCGGCGAATTGCTTTATGGCATCGAGAGACAGCACGACCGCAGGCGGCCAGGGCGCGCTCCGTTGTGTAAACTCCTTCAGGTCCTGATGTTCCCGGCGGAGCACATCATAATTTCTTTCAAGATTGCCGAGGAAGGTCCGCAGGTCCGTGTTTTCCTGCATCAGGCGGTCACGCTCCGCAGTTATAACGGCTACATCAGCATCTGCTTTGACGGACTCTTTGCTGGCCTCCGGCACGGCCTTCTGAGCGACAAGCGCGCCGTAGGCAACATCCAGGTCCTTCACGGTCGAGACGAACCGGCCATTCACCTTGACCGATTCGCCCGCCTCGACGATAGCCCGCTTCGCCTTGTAATCCGGGTCATTTTCAAACATGGTTTTGTTCCTCCTTAAAAGGTTGGCCGCGAGAATCAGGCGGTGACGCGCAGGCGGGCGGAGTGCGCTTCCATGTGCTTGCGGGGGAAGCCGGAAGCGACAGACCAGAGGTTCAGCCCCGGCGGGTTGCCCTGCGGGTCGGCGGCGGTGGCATAGGAGAAGGGTCCGTACGGGCCGCCCTCCGGAGTTCCGATCATGCTCGGCACCATGCCCGGCATGGCTTCCTCGACCTCCGCGTTGGCGAAGTCGAAGACGCCGGTATCCCCGTCGTCGGCTGTGGAGGTCAGGAGGACATCCCGTTCCGGCAGGTTGCGGCGCGACTGGATCGAGGCGTCGTTCTCCTCCGTGAAGTACATGGTGTCATCAATGTCGATCGTGGGGAGACCGGTCACCCGCTGCGCGAGCGTCATCATCTCGCCGCTGTTGTTGTAGGGCAGGTCAATCGTGGAGGCGGAACCCAACGCGAAGAGGGACTTCGCCAGGTTGATGAACTCGGTGGTCCGAATCATGTAGTCAAAGGCCACCTGGGACATTTCCGCCCGGTTGAGTTCCACGCCGTACTTGACGCGCGCCGTTTTGCGAATGGAGTTGAGGTCATCCACCGGCGTTGCTGTGGTCGGCGCGCTCCACAGGTCCGCGCCCGTCAGGGTTACCTTGAGGTCAGAGGGCATACCCCAGGTGGAGTCAAAGTGGATGCCGTTCTTGTGCCAGTGGAACTCATCCAGAAGCATCCCGTACATAAGCACGTTCATCGTGGTCCAGACGCCCTGCGTGAGGTCCGTGGTCTTCATGCCCACGCGCCCGATGAACATATCCCGCTCCTGGGTGCGGACCATATTGTCCTCAATGCGGCGAAGGAGGCGGATCTCCTCGCGGTTGAAGCTGTAGCCATGCTTCAGGATGGGCAGGATGTTCTGCTGGAGTTCGACTTCCGGCAAAGCCCGCATGGGCGCTTTCGCGTCCTTTGCGATAATGTCCGCAGCCAGGATGCGACCGCGGAACCGGGCGAAGATCTCCCCGTCCATCGCGGGAATAATCGGATAGCGATTTATCATCTTCAGCCGGGCCGGGTACTGGCGGACATCCACCAGGCGATCCGTCACGCGCTGAATGTTGCGTTGTGCAAGCAAATCAAACATGGTTTCCTCCACAAAGCAGGGCAGTAGGATGCCCTACTGCCCTGCCGTGTTCATTCGATGAAGTTGTGTGCCTGGAGTTGAGCCGGGTGGCATCCGCCCCGATGGTAGTTGGTTAGTTCCCCGCCGCCTGAATCTGCGGGAAAGCAGTGAGGATGTTGGCCCACGAGGGGTTTGTCGCTATGTCCGTAATGCGGGATTTATAGACGATTCCGCCATAAATCACATCGGGATGGTCGCTCTCCTCGTAGGACTGCAGGACCGTCTTGTTGAGGATGTAGCACTCGCCGCGCGTGAGGGTCTGCCGACCATCCGTAGCGCCGGAAGCGTACGCTCCGTACTTCTCCCCGCCAACAACGCCCTGGGTGCTGGTGGCGATGGAGACCAGCGTCGCGCCGGTCAGTGAGGCGGAATCCACCGTGACCGCCGCGATGTTGCCCAGATTCCCGGCAAAGGTCAGGGTATAGACAAAGCCCACCTTAGTGACCGTTACGCCGCCGAATCCGATATTGCTAAGCGCCTGCAGCGCGGCCTGCACCGTGGCTGCCGAAGCGTCCCAGGCGAGCGCGCCGGTAGTCTGACCCAGCGCCGTGATTGTCCAGGTGCCCGCAGTCGGGTCGTTGCCTCCGGAGAGGTCAATGGTCTGGATTTCGACCTGAGTGATCTTGGTGAGGATCGTCCCATACCGGGCGTATTTGTCGCCCGTCTTGACGACGGTTCCATCTTCCAGGGTCGTGTCCGCAACCGCCGCCGTGAAGACCGACCAGTCCAGGGTAATCCCGGCCATCGGGCGGAGCGGTGTGCCATCGGCGGAAACCTTGACATTGCGCCCGCCGGTGGCGATAGAAGTTGTGCCGAAACTGCTCATTTTCCACCACCATTCTGCGCGCTTACCCGCGCCGCCGCGTTCTCGCCTGCCTTATCCCAGGCAGCCTCTTCGGACCCCTCCGCAGGCTCCGCGCCGTTACCACCGGCAGGAGTGGTGCCTGCGGGCCGTGTCTGGCGGGCATTCGCCCTGCCTGCTCCGGGCGCGCCATCGAGATAGGTCTTCGTCATGGCATCCAGCATGGAGAGGTCTCCCATGCCGTCAATGACCTTCTCCGCCGCCGTAATCGCTGCCGGATTGCTCTGGCCGAAGAAAGCGACGGCAGCGGCTTTCGCCTTCGTCCGTTTCTCGGTCAGCGCGCCCATTGCCACACCCTGCATTTCCGTAAAGGCGGAGGCGGTCTGTATCCCCGCGCCCTTAACCGCTGCAAGCAGAGCGCGATCACTGGCGGAAATCTCCTGCCGGTTGCCTGCTCCTTTAGCAGCAGGCTGCTCGCCCTCACTGTCATCCGCAGGGGGAATCTCAACCTCGTCGGTTGCCCCTTCCTGCTCCTCTGCCGTTGCGCCCGCGCGGGCGCGCTTATCCCACCATGCTCTCATGGGTTTTCCTTTCGCCCGAACGCTATGCGGGCCGGTACGTTTTGAGTTTGGATATGACGTTATCGAGGGTCGTCACCCCGTCAATGAGGCCGCTGTCTCTGGCCTTTTCCGCGAAGAAAACTTTGCCGTCGGCGAGCGGGGCGAGCGCGTCGGCGCTCATGGACCTGCCCCGCATGACGGCGGAACGGAACTGCCGACCATAGCCGGAGACGATCTCCTGCCAGTGGGCTTTCTGCGCGTCGGTGATAGGCGTTCCCGGCGCGCCCGCGCCCTTCATGTCGCCATCGCGAATGACGTGGACGGCGATCCCTTCCTGCTCCGCCATCTGAGAGAGATCGTAGACCACCATGAACACGCCGATAGAGCCAACCAGAGCAGACCGGTTGGCGTAGATGGCATTGGCCTGGGAAGCCACGTAGTACGCGGCGGAGGCGCATAGGTCATCACAGAACGCATAGAGCGGCTTGACCTTGGCGAACGCGGCGACATCGGCGGCCAGTTCCGCAGTTCCGGCGACAGACCCGCCGGGGGAGTCAATGACCAGCACGCCTGCGGTGACATCCGGGTCTGCCTTCGCCCTGCGAATAGACCGGCGCATCCCTACCGTCCCTGCGCTGTCATCCCAACTGGACGGCTCTTTCATCATCTCGCCGTTTAGCTCGAAGATGGCGACGCCTCCATCCATCTGGTAGGGCTTGCGCCTGCGTCCCGCGCCGTTCGGATCGCCGTAGTCCCATCCATCCTGTCCCTCCGAACCGACAAAGAGGCCCATTCGGAGCGGCTGACGCTCCCCGGCATTAACAGCTCCCTGATACGCGGCAACGTGCGCGGCGGTATCCGTCTGGCTAAGCGTGTGGAACGCCGCCCGGCCCCTATCGGGTTCGATGGCCCAGATAGCCCCGAACCGCAGGAGCATCGAGGCAAGGCTACTGCTTTTGGCGGTTAGTATCATTGTTGTTCTGGTCCTCTCGCTCCGGGTCGTTCGGATCGGCGTCGTCTTCGGGGTCGGTATCGTCTTTCGGGCGGCCAACCGGCGCGCTCCCCGTGTGCTTCACGGAGGCGTCTTCCTCGGTTATCCAGCCGCGGTCCACCTTCTGGATAGTGGTTTCCACTTCGATCTGCTCCGCCTCCGCCTCGGCCTTGCGGTCCGCCGGGAGGATAGGCGCTTCCTCCACTTTCGCGGTTCGGTTCAGTCCGAGGAGCCGGAGATGGAGATTGGATGCCCATACCACCGCGTAGTTGACGGCGAACCGCAGGAAGGAGTATTTCTGCGCCTGGGTCCGCATCTGATGCTGGGTGTACGCCTGTGTTCCGCCGTCCGTGATGCCGAGCATGGCGGGGAACTGATCGAGACCCATGACCATCCGGTGGCGGCGCATCTTGAGGATAGGCTCCAGCGCGTCCAGACCCGCGCCGCCTTCCAGCACTTTCCCATCTCCGCCCTTCGGGACAACGATAGGGTCATCCGGGTTGACTGTTTCGAGGAGGGTGCAGAAGTTATCGAACTCCTGTTGCGCGAACTCGTAGGGAGTGAGATTCTCGCCGCCCGGCCCCGCCCCTTTCAGGATGTCCGGATTGTCCTTGGCGTATTGAACGGTCTCCGTAAACGGAAAGTAGAACAGTTCGTGCGGGTATGCCCACCCCCGCAGGATGTCCGAGAGGTTCATCTCCTGCGCCAGGTCTTTGAGCCCCTCGGAGAGGAACGCGCTGGCAAGCGGCTCGCCATACGGGTTGTCCTCGTCGCCATCAATCGCGCAGGCCAGCACCGTCTCCGGGTCCAGGTCCTCGGTATTACCCCACTGCTTGAGTTTGCGCCCTTCCTCGGTGTCCACATAGTCCGCGGAGAGCGGTTCCCAGATAACCACCTTCGCGACGCCTTCCAGCGGATTGCCGGGTATACACTCGGCGCAAAGCAATCCTTTCGCGCTCGCCTGACGGGTCAGGGAACGCTGGAAGGCGGGCAGTCCGCCGGGGTATCCTTCCCAGAAGGTTTTCAGGAGGTCGGTAGCTACGGAGTCCGTCTCCTCAACGACTTCGGGTTTGCCGTTTGTTCCAATCCGGGTGATGGTCTCAACGGCGGTCAGGGAAATGTCCGGCGGCGCGAAGGACAGGGACTTGTCGTTACTGAGCGCCATCTTCGCCATGGAGTGAATGGTAAAGAGCAGGTCCAGCAGTTGGAGCGGCGCTCTGCGGTAGAAGTTCTGGAGTCCCGTTACAGGCGTGCGCTCCGCTTCCCCGATAAGGCGCGCGGTCATGGCGTCCCAGCCGCGGCGCGGCACAATGCCGATGCCTTTGGGGTAGCCATATTCCGGGCGAGTGAGGCGGGTAATCCCTTTCTTAGCCATAGTTAGCGTTTCGCGCGGATGCCACCGGCTCAACGTCGGCGACGGATGGAGCGAACCAGTGAGGTGGGACGCATCCCGGCGGGCGCGTCGTTCGTATCGAAAATGAAATCGGGCGCGGCGGCAAGCACAAAGCCGTCGCCATCATCGCAGGAGCGTTTCTTGCGCTTTTTGAAGTCGTCCTTAGCCTCTATCTGCTTGACGGAAATCCCCTGCCAGTTGACGTATCCGTAGGTGCGTTCGCACAGGTCGGCTTCGAGGGCATCGGGCGGGCGAACGATAGCGAGACGCTTAATGCTCTCGGCGGCATGGGCATACATCTCAGTGGCCCGATTACGATAACTTTTCTCATCATGCGGGTTGCCGCCAAAATGGACTTCGATAATCCGCAGGTCGGCGAACAGGTCCTGTAGTTGCGCGTCCGCGTTCAGGTTGTCAATGACGCCAGACCCGAACCCTCCGCCGCCGTCTATGCGGAAGTGAAGGCTCGTTACTCCCTGCTCCGACAGCCAGAGCGCCGCGGTCTTTGCCTGCCGCGTGTATTCACCGCTGTCCTGCTGGGCGAGCTGCCCCCATCGCCATACCCTGCCGCTCCAGCGAACATAGATAGTCCCGTAGTCCTTGCCGAACCTAGCCGCGTCAATCCCGATACGCGCCCAATTGGGATCGTCAATTGCCGGATCTCGGTCTTTTGACGCTTCGTATCTCCCGACCGGACAAAAGGTGTTATCGGCCAGGTTCGCCGGAGCGATGCCGCGCACGCGGAATAGGAACTCCGCGTCAGGTTTCCAGTGCGTAAGAGCAGGTAGAGCGCGGCCCTTATAGAGGACTGGATACGGGACGGTGAAAGTGTGGTTGTCAGGGTCATCGGTTTCTACCGGCTCGCAGTGGTCCTCAATCATCGAGAGAACATAATCACGGCGCACGGCTCCGGGAACGAGTTCCTTGCCCGCCACCACGTTCGGATGGTGCAGGCAGGAGATGCGGAAACTTCGGGTGTTGGATCTGTCTTTTTGCTTATGGAAACGGGAACTTCGAGTCTCCGGGTTCGCGAACATGAGAACAATGGCGATGCCGCCCGATGTCATGGATTCGATAGCGTTAAAGACATAATCATCTACAGCTTCCGCTTCATCCACGATAAACATGAGGTGTTCCCCATGCTGACCATGGACACGATGCGAGCCTTTATTGCCGCTGTTATCGGTCGCTCTGCCTGCTGCAAACCACGTAGGGGATGGGGTCTTTATCTCGCAGGTTTCGAGTATTCTGCCAGGGAGGTTCTTACCCTGCCTATCGTCCTTGATTTCTTTCCAGAGAAGCTGCTTTATCTGATAACTTGTCGGGGCGAACGTGTAAATGATGGGCCGGAAGTTATCGAAGAAGTGCGAAAATATGCCTGCGGCAAGCTTTGTCTTTCCGACAGTATGGCCAGCTTCGACACGGATAACGTTTTGGATAATGTCGCCGGGCGTCCAGTACAGCAGATCCGCTTCGGCGACTTTCCCGAGTTCAAAGTCTCGCCGCTCATGGAGCTGAAGCAGCGCCAGATTGTAGGCTTCAATAACCTCCGCCTGACCGGGCTTATCCATTGTCCCTCGCCAGGGCGTCCATCCAAGTTTCTCCGTGATGTAATCAACCGCCTTGAAGCGGTAGCGGCTGTTCTCTTCCTTCCCGAACGTATCAGCAAGCCTGGCTGACCTAATACCCAATACCGCCGGGTTATCACTTGGGGCGGCCTGCTGGTCTGGGTAAATCAATTCTGCTCCAACGCCCTTCAACGTTTTCGAGAATTGCGGCGCGTAAAGACTCGTCATCTACAGTGTCCGCGAGGCCATGGTAGAGTTCAAAGCCGAACTCCTGCAGCTTTTCGCGCAGGGCATTGAGCGTGATGCTGCCCTCCTGGCGACTGCGCTGGATCTTCTCGATCAGCGCGCCAATACTGACAATGAAACTGCCGACCTTGAGAATGTCCGACACTTCCCGCGGCTTATTCTGAAACGCAATCGGTGCGGGGACTGGCGGCGGTTCGGGGTAAACCTCCATCTTCGGAGGTTCAGGCCATCCGCCGCGGTAGTGGTGCTGTACTCTCTCCACCGTTTCCCGGTACGCTTGCCACTCGGCTTTCCAAGTCGCGTATCCTTCCTGCCACTTCTCATAGGTTAAATGCCACTCGGAAACGGCGTTGCCAAACGCGGGATTGAAGGATGCGTGCCAACCGAGGAGCGCTTCGGTGTTTTCGTCATACCGTTCAATGTAATCCAGAATGAGCGCCCGGAGCAACTGAACTTCGGGAAGCAGGTCTTCCTGATTCTCTTCCTCCTGGAACGACTCGAGCAGTTCCTTGATGCGCGGCCTGCGGATCGCCGAGTACCTGGAACGCAGACCATGCTTGATCGGGGTTGCGCCGCCATGTAATTTACAGCGACCTTCGCCTACATGGTTCGTCCCCCACCCAGCAGGACGCTGGCAAGGTTGCTTGCTTTTCGTGTTTGCTCCACAAACATCTGTCATGGGGTATGTCTGGAAACCGCCCTGTCATGGGGTATGTGATTATTCGGCGCCGAATAATCCTATATCCGCGCTTCTCGCATCCGTCGCCGGAGCAGTGTCAAACCCTGTTCGGTGACTTGGCCTCGCCGCCCGCTACCCGGCGCCATGTGCCCTGCCATCTCCATGATTTCGGCAGGGATACCGCGAGCGGGAATGTCGTGAGAGAAGCCGTATCCCTGTGCCTGGAATGTCAACGCCTTCTCTCGCGCTTGCCGCGCGGCTTCTCGCTCCTGGGCCTTCTGCTCTTTTGTCCGGGTGTTGTTCATGGAAAGCATAAAGGCCCACGCCAACAATGCGGAGTGCATTGCGGCGCGGGCCTGGAGTATCTGGTCCGGCTCGCTCTGGCTGCCGGGATAGGGCCTTCAATTGTCGAAAGGTGGGCGGAATCAGGTTTGCTAGTCCCGCCCAATTAGGGAAGACGCGTGTTCGATTCCGTCTTACTACATACGCAAAAATCGTATCTTTAGCAACAGCGCATAGTCAATTTGCACTATCTTTGCTGTTTTGCGCTCCTTGCAGACCCTCTTTGACCTTTTCGCGTATCGCCGCCTGATACCGGAAGTAGATGCGCCTGACAGTATTCCTGTGGCATCCGGTGAGGCGCGCGGCATCGCTGAAACTGCCCGTCGCGAGGTAGGCGTCTATCATCTGCAACTCTGCACTGGTGATGTTAGAGAGCGGCGGTATGGAGCGCGTGGCGGTCAATCCCGTAACCCCCCGCTTCCCCCACGGTAGGCCATGAATGCCACCGGGATAAACATCACGATTAGCGCCACCAGGCACACAGCCCGGATCAGAATCCTGAACGGGAGTAAAATCCACTTCATCCTGTTACCTCCTGGTCAATTGTTACCCTTACTCTTTCCTCTTCCAGGAACGCCGTCAGCCTTGCTATGTCGGCGGCGCTTGGGATGGGGGAGAGGTTGCCCAGCATATCGGTGAGGGCGGCGTCTTTCGTCTCACCGAGACCGAGTTCAATACCACCTGCGATGTGGACAGCAACCTGCCAGGTAGGTTTCCCGCTCACCTTCGGCTGAGACCATTGCGCCGTGAGGGTGTCATCGTTAAGGTCTTCCGGTTCGATCCCCAGAGCCTCGAACATGGTCACGGTTTCCGGCGGTGTATCTGGTGTATCTCCGGTTTTGGGGGAATCCTGAGATACACCAGGCATTTCCCTCTCAAAACGTGTATCTGGTGTATCTTGTGTATCTTTTTCGGGGTTAGCCTCTCGCGTGTGCGTAGGCGCGTGCGCGTTAGGCGTGTATGCGCCTGTGTCATGCGCGCCCGCATATGCGCGTGTGCGCAGGGACTGCGAAAAAGATACACAAGATACACCAGATACACTTTTCTCTCTCGTAGGGTCGGTGTATCTCGCCAATTCCGGCGAAATCGGAGATACACCGAGATACACATTCTCTCCCCCTGGAATCGCGTCCGGTGTATCTCGTGTATCTTGAGATACACTTTCGCCGGAACCGCTAAAAGGGTCATCCGGTGTATCTCGTGTATCTTGTGTATCTGTTTTCCGGGTGTTTTGCGGGGGCGATTTCAACTCTAAATCGTTGGGCTGAGCGCCCTTTCCCCCTACCGATTCCAGGTAGTAGCGCGCCACGCGCTGGTAGGCTTTGCCCTGGCGAATGCGCTTCCCGCCGTAGACGCGCTCCATCTGCTGCCGGAGTTTCGTGCCCAGACTGACCCGTCCGCCGCGCGTGTTCTCGCTGACAATATCATGGTCAATGGCGATTTCGATCAGGTCTTCCACGCCAATCTCCGCCGTAGACCAGCGTTCCCACCAGGCTCCGACAAACCCTTGCCACCGCTCGCGTTCCGGGTCCGCGCGGTCGTACAGGTCCTCGCGATTCGCCAGGAAGTCAGTTTCCCCGATAGCATTCATTACCCCGCCAATGGCGCGGCAGTAGCCTCCGAATCCCCCAATCGGCTTTCCGTCCCAATGGGGCCGTCCGGCCTTTATCCAGCGACGCAGGAGGATGACACAGGCCGCCACCAGATCGGGGCGTTGCTCCCAGACGAACGCGCCGAGGTCGGGAATCGTGAACCCGCTCCGGTCCTCGGGCTTCTCCTCCTGGCTGTCCAGGCGAATCCAGATAGAGCGGCGCGGGAAGTCGCCTTCCAGTTGGATATTGTTCCCGGTGAGGACCCAGGCGCACCGAACCGGCAGGCGCTCCATATCGGAGGTTCCAAGCCGCCGGTGCGCCATCTCCGGCGCGGTAATGGCAAGGGCCAGCGCGCCGCTGTCCAGTTTGAACTTCAGATTATCCAGCCAGACATATTGCGGCGATTCACCGAGAGCCGCCCCGAGCAATTTGCGCCATTCGTCCTCATCTTTCTTCGACGGGCAGTAGGTCGCTCCGGGTTTCTCGCCGGTCGCTATGGCAAGGCAGGTTTCCGCGAGCAGAGACTTGCCAGAGCCTTGTACGGGCGCGTCAATGAGGTGTAGAGGCGTCGCGCCGCTGATATAGGGTCGCAGGAAGGGCAGGAGAATTAAAGCCAGGGCATGGGTTTTGCTCGCCTTGTCCGCGAACGGGAAGTCTTTCAGGACCCGATTCAGGAGCAGGTCTTTCGCCCACGTCAGGTTCTCGTCTGTCGGCGTTGTGTCTGGCAGTTCCCGGTCATCGGCGGGCTGGTAATAGACCGCCGCGTCTGGCAGGTAGCCGGGTGTGGTCACCAGCTCCCCGCTGGGGCCAACCACGGGAGCCGCCACGATTGCTTCCAGAAGCGGGAAGTGTTGCGCCAGATCCGGCAACACCAGCAGGTCTTCGACGACGGTGCGCGGCGGCGCGATGTGGGTGATGTTGCCCCGTTCATCCTCCGCCACCCAGTTGGCGACACGGGCAAGGCGTCCCCGAAGCTCGAGAACGCCAACAGAGTGGATGCGGGCCCTGCCGTGCCGGTCTTTCACCACCTGAACCAGCCCGCGGTCACGCGAGAAGAGGGTAGGGCCATCCTCCCCGCTGTTGGCGACAAGGAGCGCCTTCAGGCCATCGGCGGTGATGTCCGGCAGCGGGCGGTCTACCGTCTGGATCGAAACCAGGCCGGCCTGCGGGGAGACATCGGCAGCGTCGGCGTCTCCCAGGGTGTCTACTTTCGGAGTCGGCGCGGGCGTCCGCTTTCGGGTGGCGGATTGCTTTGGCGCTCCCTGTTGAGTATTGGGTGTTGAGTGTTGAGTGTTAGGCGCGGGCCGCGTCCCTCCGCCAGACCACCCGGCGGATTGTTCTCTCGCCTTCATCAGTTCCCGGAGCGCTCGCCAGTCGTTGCTCTTGCAGGAGTTGTGCGAGCATCCGAATGCCGCCGCGCCGGTCGCGGTCACATACAGCACCGCATCCGGCGACTTGTGGCTGCCATTGAACGGGCAGTCTATTTGCCACTTGGTTCCGCCCTTGTGCGGTTCGCCGCTGGGGAGCGCGAGACCAACCGCGCGCGCCCACCCTTCCATATCGAAGGGTGCAGACGGCCCGGTGTAGTCACTGCTGGTGGATGGCGCTGGTTTCTGCTCTTGCGGCGCTTCGGCGGCCAGGGCTTCCAGTTGCTGCCTGGTGACAAGCATCACCTCCGGCGGCGCATAGAGCAGCTTGGACAGGCGGTGTGGTCGGTCGGGAGTATCGTCCCCTTTCTTCGCCACTGTGCCGTACAACTTAAAGATCCGCCCCGCGTTGAAATTCCCGGTGTCAACCTGGATGCTCTCGCTGTCGAACCGGGCGGCGAGCGCCTTCAGGCACTTCTCAAACACCAGCCGGGTGGCGTCGTCGTTGGGTTCGTCGCAGGCAACCAGGAGGTGGCCGCCGTTGCCGCTGTCCGCGCAGACGATGGAGCGTTCGGGCCAACCGCGCTCAACAACGAGGTATTCCCGAATCTTGCGCGCGAGCTGCAGCGCTGCCTTGTGTTCGGTATCGCTTGCGCTGATTCCCGCCGGTCGCTTTGCGTCGGTGTCAATGGGGAGCCACCAGCGGCGGATGATGTCCACATCGCTGGTCTGGGGCTTGAGATAGTCCGTTGTTCTGTTGGCGCTCCGGGCGAGCAGAGCCGGGTTTATCTGGTTAAGCACCAGGTAGATCCCGTGGGATGCCTGCATCTTCGTGCTGGTGGCGTCCTTCACCAGGTCCGCAATATGTTCCGGGTCGTAGTACCCGGCAATAGCGTTATCGCGACCTCGGAGTGCTCCGAGGCCGCGCAGTTCGACGATCCCGGTGTCTCGTCGCAACGTCGCAACAGTCCGGGCAATCATGTCTCTATCGGGCAGAATTTTAATGCTCACAGTGTTTGTGCTGTCGTCCTTAAAATCGGTTGCAAACTCTCCCACAGGTCGGCGGGTGCATCAAACAAGCCTTGCATCCCACGGAAGGGAATCGGTTCTGGCAGGGCGCGAACGTCGGAAAGCATCCAGGCAAAGCGACCATTGGCGTAGTTGCCGAAGGCTGCCTCTTTCACACTGATTTCCAGTTCTTTACCGAGGTCGTAAGTAATGCACCGGCCCTCTTTTGGTGTGCGGAACGGGTCAATTAGATCTTCATCGCTAATCGGAGGAATGTATGCGACACTGCGCATGGGCAGGCAGTTTGCCAGTCTCGCAACGGCAACAATTTTGCCTAGAGGAAGCATCACATCCGCATGGCAGATGTGTTCAAACTTCCGTTCCATCGCTTCACGGAAGAACGGTTCACGGCATTGCGCCTTCTCCTCGCGAGTCCAACGCTTCGCCGCGTGAATGGCGATCAGCCCCCGGTAGTTCGTGCCCCAGGATCGGGTTTCGATTTGCTTGTCTCCCCAGGCAACGAGACTTGCCCACGGCTGCCACAGAGAAATGACTTTGATTGGTTCAGACATTGGATGCCACCTTTACCTGTCGTAATTTCCGACTACCAGGCCCGAACAATGGCGGTTGGTCCTTCGCCATCTGCTCCGTCCGCCACACTCCCCAGGTTGCTTCACACACTGCCAGAGCATCCGCAATGGCTTCACTATTGAGGCAGTCCCCTATCGGCAGGCGGTGGATGTTCCGCGCCCATGCCATCGCCGCGTTCTTCGCCGGGTAGCGCGTCATCTGGCTGCCATGGTAGGCGTTCTTGGCTGTCCCAGGGGCGATGTCGTGGTGTGTCGCGGAGAGGAGGCAGGGGAGGGAGAGGATGCCGCCGCAGACCATGAACAGCGCCTCTGTTACCGCGTTCTTGGTCTTGGGCGAATAGAACGGCCACTCGCACCCAACCACGTCCACGGGAGGCAACTCCTTCAGCCAACCCTCGATACTCTCCCGCATTTCGGCGACACGGATGGAACGGTCAGTGAGGGAATGACCGGGACTGGTAGCGCCAACAGCGGCCCACCGGATAGGCCGGAAGCCGCTGCGGGTGCACTGCGCGAGCACCACCCCGGCCAGGTGCGTGCCGGGGTCAATGCCGAGGATATGGATTGCGGGAGGGTTCATTTAGCCGCTCTTTCCGTCTGCGCATTGTTTGCGTAGACCGGGTGCATGGCGCTGGTGAGCGTCACTCGATCCCAAACGCCGTTGTTTTTCTTCAGCCAACGGGCGACGGGTTTGGGGAGCGGATGCGGGAGCGGGGCGTTGATAGCAACGACCAGGTATTCATCGGTGGTTCGGTCGAGGTAGATGTCGAATCGTCCTTCCTTCTCGAAAAGGCGCTTGCCTGTTTCTTCGGCTTCGGAGGAGGCTTTCATCCGGTCGAAGATGTTGGACGGGTCTGCCGGTTGGAATTTCGGCGTGGGGCCAGTAGGATTGATGTTTATTTTCGTTTCGCGACTAACGAGGTGAGGCCGACGATCCTCCGGGGTTGTTTTTGCCGGGTCGGGCCGCGTTGGGTTAATGGAAGATGTTTCCGCCCGCTTCCTCCGAGCGTAGTTGGCCTGGTAGGCGTTCATGCACTTTTTGCATTTGGAGGAGGCGCGGAACTTGCCGCGATAGTCGCAGACGGAGCATTCCCACTCTACTTCTGGTTGCGGGGTTTGAGCAGTCCCTCCTGGGGGTTCTGGAGCATCGCTTCCACTTCCGGCAACATCGCCAGGAGTCTCCGTCTCACTCCCCATAGGAACGCTATCCCGTTGTCCTGCGAGGTCGTTTCCTCCACTATCCCCAGGTCGAACTTCAGACTCTTCGCGTTGTCCTGAAGGCGCTTCAATCTCTTCTGGTTTCGTTTCCCCAGTTGCATCCTGTTCCTCCGCAGGTTCCTCGTCCCGATACCGATTGGTGTATTTCGCGTCGTTCACCAACTCCATCAGTGGGCGCACGGCAACCGCTTTCGGTATTGGCTCCGGCAGGTGCGGTTGTAGCACCATATTGGTTAGCGGATCCTCATCTTCGTCCATGCGAATCAACGAGCTGGTGAGACCCAGGCGGGCAAGACCTTCCTCAAAGTGGGCGCGCGCGGCTTCGAGGCGGACGCGACGAGCAGCGTCCGCCTCGAGCGCCTCTTCATCAAAACGGGCGTAAAGGTCAAAGATCGTTGCCCGGTTATTCAGAATGATTTCTGCAACGTTAGCCATTGGTGGCAGCCTTTCTTGTGCGTTTCTTGCCCGTTTGCGGGGCATCAGGCCTTGGGATGGGGATAGGCGTCACGCGCCCTTCCAGCAGGTTAATCCAGTACCCGCAGGTGGTCAGTTCCCCGTCCCGGAAAAGCCTTTCAAGTAGGGAGAGCGCGAACGTCGCCACATGCTGATTGATGTAGAGACCTTGCTCTTCCAGGGCTTCAGCCAGAGAACACGACGGGCGATTGTCCTCCGGTATGGTCTCGTCGAATATCTCCGGCAGAATCTCGGAGAGGTGGGGAAGCGGGCCGTCTGATTTCGTGACGAATGGCGTCCCCCGACCGAGAACAACCTGCCCGGTCTGCTGCGCGTTGGCGCAATCCAGCCAGTAGGTTGGGTAGTAGAAGTTGCGTTGCCAGTATCCGGCAATCTCCCTGCGCGCCTTTGCCGTGTCCACGCAGGTGATCGCGAAGTCCGCCCGGTCAATAATGCGGCGCGTCTGATACTCCTCGCAGATCGCCTCCCAATCCGTGCCGAACCAGCAGTTCAGGCGGTGGGTCAGGATGTTCGCCTTGTAGCGCCCCACGTCCCCCGCCGCGAAGAGTTGGCGGCCAATATTGGACTCGCTTACCCTGTCCGGATCGAAGGTGAAGACCTGAAGGCCGTAGGGGTGGCCGAGTGCGCGCAGGGCCACATGAAGCCGCGCGAGACCGGTCAACATCTGGCTGCCGGTTCCGCCGCAACCGATCAGGTGAATCTTGATCCGCCGGGTGAGAAGGTCCGAGGGGAGGACGTGTTTCATTTGTTCAGCACCTCCCGAACGGTCAGACCCTGCGGTATCAGATGATCATCCCAATCGAACGCCGCGCCAATCGCCGCTTTCCAGGCGCCGTCATGTCCGCCTAAGTAAGCGGTCAGGTTGTCGCCGCGGTTGGAGTGGGTGAAGTTGGTCTGGAAGAAAGCATCCTCCCAGAGCGGGATGTCCGCCGGGTTCGCGCGGTCCGGCAGGGTGATGTTCCCCCGGCACATATGCCCGTCGGCGTAGACGTTGAAGTAGGGCGCGGCAAATACCGGCGTGGTCTCGTCCGGTCGCTGTCGCCCCTGAAGCGCATAGATATAGAGGTTGGACGCGGTGGCGAGAAACAGCAAAGAGGGGTGGTTTACCTCTTCGCCGTTCACCGCCTCATCAAACGCCTTGCGGCCCGTGCGGAAGTAGATGGTCTGGCGACGCCGGGGAGACCACCACAGAATACGCGACGGATCGGAATACAGCAGGTGCGGGTTGGTCAGGCGACGGAGCGGAGTTTCACCGCCTTCATCACTCCTGCCGACCTCGGCAAGCAGATCCGCCCATGCCGCGCGGGTGAGGAGTTCGCCCGGTCCTATCTCGCCGCCCTTCACCTTGTTCAGAGTGACCATCGTATGCGAGTCGCCCCGATAGATAAGGATGGCCTCCGTCAGGGAGAGGTGGGAACTGGTGGAGAGAACGACATCTATATTCACGCGCGCACCTCGATTCTCTCTCCGACATAGGCGGGATTGTTAATGAGTTTCGCGCTCCAGGTCAGCGCGTAGAGAATCCTGTCGGCGAGAGCCAGAATCGCAAGCGTGTGCCGCATGGTCTCAATGGCCCACCAGAGCGTTCCCGGTTCGCGTCCGGACTGGGAGAGGTCGAAGCCGATCATCCACACCATGTCCGTGTTCTCCACCTGTTGGATCATCTCGTTATGATCATCCATGAACCGGTCCACCCAGTCGTCCTTGTGCCACTGAATCAGGACGGGGATGGGTTGGCGGTTCTCAAAGCAATTCAGGTGGCATAGTTCGCGGTAACGCTTGGTCTTCACGCGCTTCATATCGCGAGGCTCTTGCACCAGGCGAGACAGGATTTCCGCGTCGGCAAGGATTTCCGCCGCCCATTCCCGTTCCTCGTTAAATACTCTCACACGGGCGCGGCGGATAGGCTCTGCTTGCCAGTTGTGGAACAGGGCTTCTTTGGGAACTTCGGCGAGAACAACGCCTTCGGGATCTCGCTCGTCCCAGGCTTCCTCATCCTCTTCCCGTTCCGAGTTGGCCCACTTCGGATCGGCAAGCCCCGTGGTATAGCGGAAGACATGACAGGTCAGGTCGTAGACATCCCAGGCGGCTTTCCCGATGGCCTTCTCCAGACGCTCCACGCCTTCGCCAACCACTACATCGTGAACATGGCGGACGAGCTGCAAGCCGAATGCGCCGACACTTCTGGTTTCACGGGTGCCGTAAAATTGTAGCCAGACACCGGGTTGCCAGTCCGTGCCTGGAAGATGCTGCACATCGTCGGTGTACACAAATTTTAGGAAGCGGAAAACGCCGCGCGTATCGTCAATCCCGGCCAGGGTCGCGAGCCGGGAAATCCCGTTGTTGATGGCATCCACCAGCGGGTGGCTATCGCGGGACATCAGGCCGATGTAATCCTCTTCCTCCAGTATCCCAGCCTTCAGGAGACCCTGCGCGATATGGGCAAGCGCTACGGTGGAGTTGGACGCGCCAACATCCACCGATTTCGGCACGTCCTTCCCCAGGGCGGGAAGCGTCAGTAGATCGGGGGCAGGGATTCGGACGGGAACGGGATTTTTTCGCCGGGTCGCGCGCGTTTGACTTCCTGGCCGATTCGCCGCGCGAGCGATTGGGCCTCCGGGCTGTTGACCCAGGCCGAGACCAGGGGATGGTCCGATACCACCCCCTTGCCCGATAAGACACTCTGGATTGCCTGTGATAGTAGCTCTTCGCATTCCGCTTCCTCGCTATCCCTTGGTCGCAACCGCCCGTTTGAACTCCCACGTTTCCGTGCCATCTTTCGACTCCTTCAGGGTGAGGGTAGCATTGGTCAGGTCCGGGTAGGACTGCGCGAGAATGGCTTTAACCTGCTCCGGCGTTGACGCAGGGTTAGGATCGGCGAGCCGCATGGTGCCGTGCATGAAAATCCGGCGGGTTCGCTTCGGGGTTTCTGTGGTGCTCATTCTGGATTCTCCAAAACCGTTTCGATGTCAATGCCGCGCTCCTCTGCGGTTTTGCGGAGGTGGGCCGTCAGCCATTCGCTTGGCGAGAGAGAAGCGCCGCCCTCGTCACTGTCGCGCAAAGCCTTGATGAGTTTGCGGGCAGGCGTGGGCAGCAGATACTCCTGATGGCGCCAGAGCATGGCGAGAGCCACATCCAGCGTCCAGTTAAGATCCCAGAGCCGGTCATCATCGCTCTGGAGGATGGTGGTAGCAATGCGCGCGCCGCCCTTTGGCGCATCTACCGCTTCCGGTTCGGCGGTCACGACCTTCGGCGCTGGTGCGGGAGTAGTAGCCACCGGCGGCGCAACGGGCGCGACAGGCTGGGTGATGGCATCAGGACTGGTGGCGGGTGGCGCGGCATCCTCTGCCTCTTCCTGCTCGCTCTCGGTTTCCGGGGTAGGTTCCGGCCCCGGCTCCGGCGTTGTCTCCGGTTCCTCAAGCGGAGGAATCGTTTCCTCGATGTCTTCCGCAGGTTCCGAGGCGGGCGGCGCGACTATCGCCGGTTCCGGTTCGGGGGCGGGAGCAGGCTCTTCCTGTTTCGTTTCCTCTGCCGCTGGTTCAAGTCCCAGCGGCAGAGCGACCTGCGCGGCCTTGGCCCGGGCTTCGTCCTCCAACTGGGAGAGGAGCGCGGCAACCCGCAGGCGCGTCTGCTTGAGGTTCAAGCCCTCTTCCTCAAGTTGTTCCGCCACCAACTGCAGCGCCGACGGATACTCCGACAGGCGGCAGAGTTCCATCGCGTGGGATTCCGGAATGACGCCCAGGTCCACCTTGTCGCGAATGGCGAGCGGCAGATTGCGCCACAGACGGAGCCTGTTGTTGATAAGCGGCTGGGATACTTTGAGCCGTTCTCCCAGCGCGGCCTGCGTCAGGGTGGGTTCCAGCAGGAGCATCCGGTCATAGGTTGCCGCGCATTCAATCGGCGAGAGGTCGGAGCGGTGCGCGTTTTCGGCGTAGGCCGTCGCCAGGTGTTCCGCGTCGGTCATGTCCTGGACAATAATCGCGGGGATGGCAGAAAGGTCCGCGATCCCCGCCGCGCGCCAACGACGCTCGCCGGTAACAATGACATAGCGCCGGTCGGCGAGAGCGGGATGCGCGAAGTCCGCCGCCTTGTTCGCATAGCGGACGGTGATCGGCTGGATAACCCCGCGCAGACGGAGATCGTTCGCCAGGTCTCGAAGCGCGTCAGGGTCAATGCGTTTCCGGGGATTGAGCGGCGAGTTGCCGATGTCCTCCAGACGGATCATTTCTATTTGCGGCGCGCTATTCGGCGCCGAATATTCTTCTGTGTTCAAATCGTCCTCCGGGTCATCGTGTATTGCCCTCATTGCGTCCTCGCATCGGGCGAGATAGTTGTAGGGGGGCATTGTCTACCCCCCCCCCGATTTTTT